ATTCTCAGAACACTCCTCATGGTTTGGAATCTGTAAAAGCCATCAATACGGCTATTGATGCCATTAAGAATGGTGAGAAGGATGTTAAGGTAAAGGTTTATCGTGCTGTTCCAACTTCTGTGAAAGAAGGAAAGTTGCGTAATGGTGACTGGGTTACTCCTTCAAAGAAATATGCAGAAATGCACGGAACGAACCGACTGGAAGGCAAATATCGTATCATTGAAGATGAAGTGCCTGCAAATCAACTGTGGTGGGATGGTAATGACGCAAACGAGTTTGGCTTTGATGATGGCAAGGCGTATAAATACAAGAATGCCAAGAATAATAGAAAGTTGAACGACCTTGTTACCTATGATGATGAGGGTGACGTTATTCCTCCTTCTAAGCGTTTCAATTCTCGCAAGAGCGATATTCGCTTCATGTTTGCTGGAGAAAAGGGAGCTGCTGAGGCTGATAAGGCTGATGAGCAAACTATCCGCATGGATAATCTGGATGTTGCTAAGCAGATGGAAGAGGCAAAGAAGGATGCCAAGATTATCAAGATGGCTACCGGTTGGGAGAAAGGCGTGGATGGCAAGTGGAGATACGAAATGCCAGATGCCAAGATAAAGGACACCATCGATGTAGGTGGTGGAAATATCGTTAAGCGTTTCGAAGAGGATATGCTTTGGACTGATGGTAAGTTGGAAGATGCTGTGGATGCGCCAAAGCTTTTTGAGGCTTATCCTCAGTTGAAAAATATTAAAATCCATACTGATGCAGTAATGAATGACATGCCTTCAAATGGGGAATACAATCCACAAACAAAAACTATTACCATTCATGCGGATGAATTAAAGTATCTGAATAGCATTCTGAATCATGAAATTCAGCACGTAATTCAGCATGAAGAGGGTTTTGCGCATGGTGGCACACCCGAACAGGTGGAGAGAGATTTCAAAGCTGCTAAGGCTGAATGGAAGGCACGTTCCTATGCCTTTGAATTGGAAGAGAAAGCCAAGGAAATGGGTGGTGAGTACAACCAATCTGAGGTAGAGAAAGCTCTTATCCAAGAATATAAGGACATGGATATGCCTGAGTTCATTCCTGACAAGGAAACCCGAATTAAGGGATTCAACTACTTCGCACGTGGCTATGCAGACAGAAGTATGGATGATGCCATTAAGCGTTTCCGTTTGGATAGGTTCCAACGTACAGACTTTGATTCTTACCAGGAATATAGAAAGTTGGCTGGTGAGGTTGAGGCTCGTAACGTACAGAAGCGTTTGGGTATGACCGATGAGGAGCGCAGAAACTCGTTAGCTTCCGAGACGGAGGATGTGAACCGTGATGAGCAAATCGTGATGAATGGTAATGATGCTAGCTATAGCATCGTGAAAGACCCTGAGACCATCAAGAAGCTGGATAAGGAAGATACGGTGAAGGTTTATCGTGCCATGCAGGTAGGCGAGGATGGAAAACTCTATCCACCGATGGCTGCAAAGGTGAAGGGCAAGTTTGTGGAACCTAGCGAACTCGGCAAGTGGGAACAGGCAGATGAGCGACCAGAACTTGCTGATGATAAGGGTATGTTTACCCTCAACAAGGGTAATGGTAAATCGCTTAAGGCTGCTTACAATCCTTATCTTCATACTTCTCGAACTCCACTGAATGACCAGTTTAGCGAGGCTCAGAATCGCCCTAACATCGTAACCGTGGAGGTTGAGGTGCCAAAGAGCGAGCTAACCAGTGGCTACAAGGCTGATAAAGCCAAGGATGCCGTGGGTGAAGTAGAGTGGAAGGCTGGTATCATCCAAGGACAGTTGACAGGCAAGCGCAAGGTGGTGCTTTCTCGTTGGGATAAGCCTGTGCGTATTGTGCCTGACAGCGAGGTGGCTGATGTTATCGTTAATGATATGTTCAAGGGCAAGAATATTACTATGCCTTCGAATGTGGTTACTCCAAGTCTGAGAAAAGAGTTGGAGAAGCGAGGTGTGCCGTTTGTTGAAACCGATAACAGAGGAAGAATCGTAGGAGGCGAGAATGATGGGGTGCATTATTCCAAGGTGTATGGTAAAAATGCACAATCTCCTATCTTGGAGCAGAAGTTGAAGAAGCACCCTGATTCGCTGATGAAGGCCGGCACCTACTTTAGTGGTGGTGGACTGGTAGAAGAGGGATTGAAGGGCATCATCGACCCTGTGGTGGCTGTGGAGTATGACCGGAAGATAAGTGGCGTGTATCGGAATAACTTCGGGCAGCATATTGTTACGGCTGACGTGAGAGACGTGGACCCTAAGGAACTGGTGAAGCATATTGATGGTGAGGTGGAGTATTTCCATGCTTCGCCTGTATGCAAGAACTACTCTCAGGCTAAGAGCAATGGGGGCGAAGTGGAGCTTGACAAGGAGACAGCCAAGAGTACTGCCGATTTTATCAATGCAGTGAAACCAAGAGTGGTGACCATCGAGAACGTGAAGGGTTACAAGGACTCTGAGGCGATGAAGATTATCACCCAGGCGTTGGATAAGAACGGCTACAAATGGGATGCTGACGTTTATAATGCCGCAGATTTTGGTGGTTATACCAGCAGGGAGCGACTGATTGTTAGAGCCGTGAAGGACGGAGAACTGCCGGAGAAGCCTAAGAAGCAACCACGCAAGGGTGGATGGCTAGAGGCTGTGGAGGATATTCTTCCTACCCTGACGGAGAAGAAAAACGGTGTGGCACCATGGATGGACACCAGATTGAAAGTTGACGGTATAGACTGGCAGAAGGTGGAGAAGCCTCTTTACGTAATGGGCAGTGCCTATGCCGATGGCAAGATACCTCATGCCTATGGGGATGAGATTCTGCCAACGCTGAGAACCAAGAGCGGAGACGTTATCATCATGCCGGGTGGAAAGGTGTTGCGTGCTGATGGCAGGGTATTGGCTAGAATAACCGGACTGGGCGATGACTATCTGTTGCCTAAGACGGAATCTTTGGCGCATACCATCATTGGCAATGGTATTCCGGTGCAGTTGACCAAGGGCGTGATTGCTCCTCTGCTGAATAAGGATGACTTATCCGGCAGAAATGTGCTGGCTAGACTTGGCAGCTCTATATTTAAGAATAACTGGGATGCTGACAAGCAGAAACAGGTGAGTGACCGGGTGGTGAACACTGCCAACAAACTGGGTGGTGCTGAGGCTACGGTTTACACTTCTGTGGATGAGGTTCCGGATGCTTATCTGAGTGATGTGAAGAATGGTGCTACCGGATGGTATGACCCAACTACGCATACGGTTCATGTTTATCTGCCTAACTGTGCTGATGCCGATGAGGCTCAGAGAACCGTCTTCCATGAGAAGATAGGACATGAGGGTATGGAAGTGCTGCTTGGTGGTGAGCAGGGCGTGAGAAAGTTTGCGGACTTCGTATATAAGTCTGTAGATAAGAAGACGAGGGGCAAGATTCTCGACTTCGCTCATCAGTATGATCCAGGTTGGAACAATCCTGACCGCATCAATATCGGCACGCAGGAGTATATCGCCCATCTTGCCGAGGAGGGTCCAACTACAGCGGAGGACTTTTCTCTTTGGACTAAGATAAAGCATTATCTCATCAAGGTGCTTAAGAAACTTGGCATCCGTGTGCCTGGACTTCTGAACGACAAGGATTTGAGATATTACCTAATGAAGGCTGGTAAGGCTCTCCACGTTTGGGACAATATGCCGAAGGAGAAGCAGGAGGCTATGATGGCACAGGCTAGCAATGCCGAAATCAAGGATGCGCTAGCTGATGGTGCTGGCAAGGGCAAGCCGAGACAGAAGAAGGGCGAGAGTGCCATCCAATACATGAAGCGAGTGATGGAATGGAAGCGATGGAAGGAAGCCCGAGAGGACACGGAAGACCCAGAGCCACCTATGTTCTATGACTTAGACAAGGATGCCGAGGGCAAGAAGGAATGGGAACGCCTTAACAAGGAGTGGCGTGATAGCCATGGACTGAGAGGCGAGGAAATGCCACTTCGCCCAGAGCGCAAGGAAGGCGAAAGCGATGATGCCTTTATGAACCGCTATAAGGAGTGGGAGAAATGGAACGATGCCATGGGCGATAAGGAGAACCCTATGCCTGATATGTTCTCCTTCGAGAAGCAGAAGCAGGACGAGGCTAGACAGAAGTATGAGGACTGGCTGACTAGACACGAACTGAACGAGCAGAACGATGCCGACCTAGACTTGTACGAGGGCAAGATATACCCAGCCGAGACCAATCCAGAGGCTGATGCCTTGGAGCAGGAAGTGATGCAGGACTTGGCAGAGGTGACTAGTACCGATGTGAGCAAGGAGGGAGCTGCAACCACCGTGAAACATGCGGTTATCCATCGTAGAAAGAATATGGAGGAGGCTAGCGCAGACGATGCCATCTATATCAATGATGTGAAGAACAGAATCGAGAAGATGGCTGAGAGCGGTGCTTTCGATAAGTTGCTTTCCAACTACCAAGGCAAGCCAAACAAGGCTGAAAAGCTAGCTGAGGCTATACCTTATATAATAGAGGCACCTAGACGCATCAGAGAAATCGCCTACAAGCTGAACTCTACAGGTGTGTTTGGTGAGGGACATATCCATATCACTCCTGACGATGTGGAGGCTATTCAGGAACTTCGCCCACAACTTGCCGAGGTGACTGCCAAGAAGCACACGGAGCTGAAGGATGGAAAAGAGGTAGAACTCTTCGATGATATGAAGGGCGCATCCGAGGTGGCTAGCAAGATGGCTGACATCATCAATGGCAACCATGAGAAAGAACCTGGATTTGTGCCTATTGATGGTACGGACATCTTGAATAAGAATGTTTTGCCTATCATATTGAACCGTATCACTCCTTACGGTGTGGACTACAAGAATCTGAGCGAGCCGATGAAGAGCGTGCTTGATAGCATCAGAGACTGGTATAACTATACCTTCGACTGGTTGAAGGACAACAATACCTTGAAGGCAGACACCGGTTTCACCGTGGACTACGTAAACCACCTTTGGGATAAGGAAAAATCGGATAAGAATGCCTATGCCATGTATGTGGAGAACAGACAGCGCACAAAAAGCCCGAACGAGAAGCCACGCCAGATTAACACCATCATGGAAGGCTTGGAGGTAGGACTTGTGGCTAAGACCACGGACATCACCAAGATGATGGCTTACTACAGTAGAAGCAATATCGAGGCTTGGGCTAACAAGACGATGCTCCAAGAGGTGAGCGGACTGAACGTAATCGAGCGCAACGAGGACGGAGAGATTATTTCTTCCGACCCACTGCTTTCATCGGTTGCACCTTTCAACTTGGAGCAATACAAATACTTCGAGATTCCTGGTGTGGGTCCTGTATGGGTATATAATGTATCGCCTAAGCAGATGAAGGTGAAGAACCCTATCACTGGCAAGGATAAGGTGCTCTATTCGGAGGCAAGTGCAGGAGATAGATTCGGAGTTGTATTCGATACCTATCAGTCAACTCCTTTCTGGAAGGCTTTTGACACATTGGCATCGAGCATGAAGAAGTTGGAGCTTGGCTTCAGTGGATTCCATGCAGGAGCACTGACCGAGGTGTATATGGTGCAGAACATGGTGGAGTATGGACCTAAGAAGGCACTCGCCAACTTTATGAAGTACATTTTTGCTGATACGATGAAGAATCATCAGTTGCCATGCTTCGCCAATCCGCAGGACTTCCAAGAGGCTGCTACCCACTTGGTGAAGTTTGGAGCGACCAACGACTATGCAGCAGCGGATGTGCAGAACATGTTCGATAACTTCCGTGACAGCATGATGAAGGTGCAGGAGAAGTTGAAGGACGGAAATGGAATTTCCGGAACGGTGGCTGTGGCTACTATGCCTTTGAAGGTGGCAACGCAGATGCTTTCGCTCATTAACAAGGGCATGGATAGAGCCTTGTGGGATTTCCTGCATGACGGACTGAAACTTGCAACCTATCGTATGCGTGCGGATAGAACCAAGGAACGTGCCAAGAAGAAGGGATGGACTGAGGAGGAACTGAGCCGGGCTTTGGACGAGGACGGTCAGTTTGTGAACGATATGTTTGGCGGTCAGCACTGGGATGTACTTGGTGCCAGCCATCGAACCTTGCGCTATGCAGGAAGAGTTCTTCTTTCACCAGACTGGAACGCTTCTACTACTCGCCACTTCCTTGCACTCACAGGATATGGCTCTGTATGGAACGAGGCTACTTTGGAGAACTTCAAGGAGTATTACAAGAGACTCTATCATAAGAATCTTACTCCAGAAGACGAGGGCAGAAGGGCTAGACAGATTTCTTCGCTTCTCTGCTATGGATTGGGCTTCATGGTGTTCTACGAGGCTATTGCCAACGGCATCAATGCAGCCTTCCGTGCCCTGGACGAGGAGAAGGAGCGCAAGAAGGCTGAGGAATTGAGGAAGACCAACCCTAACTACCGTAGCCCTTACGAACTGGCTTATCCAGATGGCATGAAGAAGTGGTATGACTATCTGATGAGGGGAAACAGCCTAGGACAGCAGAGCAAAATCTTTATGGGCAGATATGCGGACGGAACGGAAATGTATATCCGACATGGTAAGCAGTTCCGAGAGGTGCCTGAATATCTCTTCAACCATAAGGGAGAACTAGAGTTCCCTGGTCCTATGGTGCAGCGAATGATAGGCAAGGCGAACCCAATGGTGAGAATGACCTTGGACGATATAAACTATCTGAGCGACTTCCAAGCCAGCCATGCCGACCAAGAGATACAGAGAAAGTATGGCAAGACCATCGGTCTGCTCTATAAGGATGCGCTCTACTGGGTACCGTTCTTGATTCCGAGCCAAGAGAACAAGGAGTTTAAGGCAGTGGACTTCTTCTTCCCATCCTCAAAGGGATTCTCTCCTTGGAAGGCTCAGAGCTACTTCAAGGACTTCATCCTGAGCGGTGACATGGAGGGCGTGGTAATGACCTACCAGAGCTGTGAGCGCAATGGCATCGACCCAGAGGAGCAGATAAAAGCAGCCATCGGTAGCGTGAAGGCATTGGAGAGTGCAGAAATGAAGGATGGCATTACTTCATTGCAGGTGGCTAGCGAACGCTTCGATGAGGCTAAGAGTATCACCGAAAAGAAGAAGATGCGCCAGAAGATGAAGAAATTCCTCTCTATGAGTGCCTATAAGGCATTCACACAGAAGGAGGCACTGGACATGGTGCAGAGCTACCTGAATGGGGAGGATGATTTGAAGGAGATGGAAAAGGCTGAAAACAAGTACTTGATGAAGGCGAAATCGGAGGATGTGACAGAGGACTGGAGAATACAGGCTGTATGGAACGGAACGATGGAGACCTACGATGAGTATCTACGCTTGAAGGATGTTGACAAGGCGAAGGCAAACGCCTTCAAGAACAGCAAGACCAACAAGCGACTGTTTGCAGCGAGAAAGGCTATCTCTGCTGCCAAGAAGAAGATGAACAAAGCCAAGAAGCAAATGGACGGTCAGAACGATGCCGCCAAAATGGTGGAGATTCGCAAGACCAGAAAGGAGCTGATTGAAACATTAAACGGAATGGAGTAGCCCGGCGCATTCCATTCTGAAAAATATTCTATATTTCCTTGAAATAGGATTTATTAATATGGTTTTATGTTCTATTTTTCTTTTTAGCCCGGCATGAAAAAAGTGACGAGGGCTTACTCGTAACCCGGTATATAATAAAAGGGACTTGCTTCACAGCGAGTCCCTTTTTGATAGTCGTAAATTCTAAATTCCAAATATATTTTTAATAAAAAATGAAAATCGTATTTTGAAGATGTTGGAGCGATGACTAACCTATCTGGGCTGGGCCGTTGGCTTCTGCCTTCTTTGGCTTTGCCCAATCGATGTAACGCTTCATGGCTTCGTCCATGCTCTGCTGTTCACTCTTTGGAGCTTCTTTCTTCTTTTCGCCCCAAAGACGGTGGGCAATATCATCCAAGCACCACTGCCAATCGTCTCGAAGGGTGATAACCTTGGAGCTTGGCATGATGGTGACATCTGCCTTGGGTGGGTCAACATGCTTTGTGTTGCCATCCTTATCGGTCTCTTCCTTGGTGTAGATAGAGGAGAATGGTACATTATTGTCGTTAAGGAACTTTTCCACATCCTCCTTCTTGTTGTCACAGAGAAGAATGCAGACGGAAACCTTATTCTTCTTCAAGGTGGTGAGGGCTTCTTTCGCCTTGCCTACCAGGGAGAGGTTGCCTTTATCATCCTTGGTGATGATACAGGCTTCGTGAACATTGATTGATTTACTCATACTTAAAAACGTTTTTAAATGAAATTCGGAACAAAAATACTAGGAAATGATGGAAAAGTAATGTTAAGTTGCGCAACTTATCACTAAGAAGCGAGAAAAAGGCGGTATCTTTGACGAAAAATTAAGAATTATGCCAGATAATCGTGTTATAAATGATATTTCGAACTATGCCGAGCCTGGACCAGACTCCCTGGAGGGAGTGAGCAGGGAGCGGTTTGCCCAGACGGACAGCAACCTTCGGCTGATAGAATGGGCTTGCCAATACTTCTATGATGGCGCAGAGCTGAGAAAGAAGTGGAAGCGAGCGCAGGACTTCGTGATGGGCAGACAGCTGGAAGAACTGATAGAGTGGAACGGCAGAAAGATAAGCATCCGTCAGTATATGGAAATGAAGGGTATGCCTATACTGGAATATGATGTGATAGGTGACAAGCTGCTTTCTCTCGTAGGACTTGTGCGCCAGCAGCGCAGTACAGCCTCTTGCAGTGCCGTAGACCCCAACGAGGAGGACTATATCAATTTCTTCAATGAATACCTTCGGCAGAACGACAACTTGAACGACCGACAGGAGCTAGATGCCAGAATGTTTTATGCCTTCTGTGTCTTCGCCTTCGTGGGCATGAAAACCTACTATGGCAGGAAGGCCGGAAAGAATGGTATATTTGACTACATGGTGGACATCTTTAAGATAGCGTTGCCACCTTTCTTCAAGTATGACCTGAGCGACATAGAATTTATCGCTGAGGCTCACGATTTGACTTGGCGAGAGATAATCGCCACCTTCACCGATGGAAGCAAGGCTGAGGTGGACAAACTGAGCGAGATATATCTACAGACACAGCATCATTTCGCTCCAGAACAGACTTATCACCCGAATGGTGAAGCGCAGTATGCAGGGATAGAAGATTTCACCCATTCTTCGGTAATCGGCAAGTACAGGGTATTGGAGATATGGACGAAGGAGACTAGACCAGCCATCTGGGTGCATGACTGGGATGCAGGAACTAGCGGATATGCCTCTCCTGACCAACGAGCTTTCTACGAGGAGAAGAAGCGGAAGCTAGAGGAAGCCAACATCATGAAGGACGAGAACGGTCTGCCTGTGCTCGATGAGAACGGTGAGCCTATCTATTATGTGGACCCATCAGAGCTTAAGACCATCGAAATGAAGGATGAGGTTGAGACCTATTGGTACAGAAGATACCTAACTCCGAATGGCTATCTGCTGGATGCGAGAGAATCACCTTACTATGTTCTGAGAGACGGTTTCAGAACTTCCATTATGCCATATACCTTCGTGGCATATCCTTGCCTGAATGGCGAGGTAAGAAGTTTCTCGATGCGTGCCGAGAACAACCAGCGTACCTTGAACCACTATATGATGATGATAAACTTCATTGTAGCGAATGGTGCCAAGGGTACGATGCTTGTGGATGAGAATGCTCTGAGCGAAAAGCAAAGCATCGATGAAATGCAAGTGAATTATACCAAAACAGATGGCATCATCTTGTGGAACTCCCAAAACGGAGGCAAGCCACCGCAGACTTTGGTCAACAAGAGTATTCCGGCAGGAGTAGACTTCATGGTTAACTTCGCCAAGACCATGGCAAGTGAGGGTACAGGCGTGCAGGGTGCTCTGCAAGGCGTTCATCGCAACACTAGCGGTAAGCAATACCAACTGGAAAGGGAAAGTTCTTCTACCACAATACAAGATTTTGTGGAGAGCTTCAATAACTTCAAGGTGAGAATCGCCAAGAAGAAGCTGTATCTCATACAAGAGTTTTGTACCTCAGCGGATAGCGTGAAACTGACAGGGGACGATTTCGAGACACATTTCAATCCAGAGACCATGAGGGATATGGATTTAGATGTTTCCATCGACTTGGACGCTTATAGTCCACTTATCAGAAATGCTAATAACGATATGGCTTGGCAGATGATGGTTAGCGGTAAGATGGACCCATATACGATGCTGACCGTAGGACAATTCCCTGGTACTAGCAGAATGAAGAAGTACTTCAAGGAACAGCTAGAGAAGCTACAGACGATGCAAGCGCAACAGCAAGCGAATGGCGAAATGCCTACAGCAGGAGCTGGACAACAGCAGACAAGTACGCCAGCAACACATCTGAAAGATGCAAGCGATGGTGTAAATGACTTGGCTGCTTTGCCATCATCGAGCACATAAAAAGAAAGTTCTTAGAATCATAATAAACTCTTAAGTTTTTAGTTAGTAGATTGTTCTTAGGTTTTAGTTTAAAGGTAAAAAGATGAGGAAGAGGAGACCGTGATGGCTTTCTCTTCCTTTTGTTTTGTGTGGGCTTAAGCTATACCATATTTCTTCTTGTAGGAGCGTAGCTTTTCCATCGGGACGGAAACACGATACATGTAATAGTCTTGCCATTGCTTCAACTTCTTGCCTCTTACCTTGTTGTCGGCATCACAACCGATGGCACCCCACTTGGATGGCGTGTAGTAGAAAGATGCAGCCTTGATGTCTTCTACGTTTTTGAAATAACGTGTTGCCTTCCACTTGCCAAGCTGAACCAGGCGACGGTAGGCGAGCATACCCTTGCGATTGGGGTCGTAGGTCATAATCGCCCAATCCTTGTGGGACTGGTCGTAGAGCATGTAGAAGCGAGGCGCACCACCTTCCTTGTACTTAGCAAGGGTGGCTTTCACTCCCTTCTGCCACATACGAGTGGAGCGGAAGAGTTCGATACGAGTAACAATAGGCTGGTAGATGGTTATGAGCATCTTACGCAGCAGGTTTGAATAACTTTGTTTCATTTTTCTTTTTACTTTTAATTGTTAACTTATATGGACAGGCGATGAAATCGCCTGGAACGGTGGCTATACAAGGGGTGGCTTATGCTGCTGGCAGGATAGAGGCTAGCTGCCACCACCTATGCCTGACAGCTCGGCTACTACAGGTGGGCGGTTGCGGAGGCGTTCACGCTCTATCTCTGCCTTTGAGCGGAATGGAACGATTTCCGGTGCTGGCATATCCTTTTCCACGTAGAGGGCGATAGCTCTAGCCATCACACGGTCATCGTGCTTGCCAGCAATGGCACCATAGCAGTCGTTCTGCTTGTAATAGAGGAAGTAGGTGCATTCATCGATGGCTGCAAGCTCACGCTCCATATAGCCACCGTCACGGATGATGCGTGCCATGGTCTTCACTACTGCCACCTTGGTAGCCTTGTTAGTATTGAATCCCCATTTGGTCTCTATGTTCTTCACCTTCTTCAACTTGGACTGTGACGCACTATACAGATTACTGTAGAGAGGGATGAGGATAGGGAAGAACAGCTCAGACTGGTTGCCCTCGGTATTGTTCATACGAGAGTAAGCGGTATTGTTCTCGATAACCAGGAAGGCATCATTAAAGAAATGAGCAATCTGGGCGCAACGCATGGCGAGTTGGTCGGCATCGCAGTGACCATGCCATTCGGCTACAATCTCGGGAACACCACCATAGATTTCATCGTAGCGGTCGAGCACCACGATGTCGGAGAAGTCGGAGGTTTTATGTGAACCACCAATATCGCAGGCTACAACGTAACGGTGCTTGACAATCTCGGAGTTATCGGGTCCAGCCCAAACTTTGAGAGGTCCACCGGAACGTTCTACAAAGCGGATGTTGTTCATGCAAGCAGGGTCGGCTGCATCGTAGGAATCTCCCTCGATGTCGCCCACCATGATAGGCTCGATGCCCTTGCAGTCCTCTTCCATCTCCTTCAACTTGTAAGGGTCGAAGACGGTAGTGCCGGAGAAGAGGAAGGCTTCCACGTCATCGGAAGGGTACTCCTGGCGCATACCATCCAAGTCGCTGTACTTCTTGCACTCATTCACATACCAATGGATGCCTTCGAGGGTTGCACCCTTGATTTCCCAAAGCCACCAGAAGTAAGAGCCATGATATTGCTCATCCTCACGATTCTTGTAGAGCCAAAGAACGAAATCAATCTTTTCTTGCTCAGACTTGAAAGGAAGGATATACTTCTCGATGTCGAACCATGGAACGAAGTAAGGGGTATAGATGGAAAGGCGATTGCCGTCCTTGTCGAAAGAGTTGGCACGCACCCATTCATCATGAAACTCATTTTCACGCCCATTAGGGGTAGACTCTCGCACGATGAAGGTGTAAGGTCTCGTAACATTGATAGGCGAGATTGCGGCATTGACAACCTTCTGTGGAGTCCACTCTGTAGTGTTAGGGAAAAAGGCTTCCTCGGTGATGTGAGCCATAGCTGCATCGGCAGAACGGCAGGACTCAGGGTTACGAGCCGAACCAGTCTGTATCTTGCAGGAGCGAGGGATGAGGTACTTGATATTGTTCTGAGTGCTTGATGTGCGGAGTTTGCGAGAGTCTTCCTTGAATGTCTCTCCAATCTCATAGTAGAGCCATGTAGGGATGGCATTCGCCAATTTCTCGTACATATCGAACACCTGGGTAGCAGATGAAGACTGGTGACCGATGATGTTGCTATTCCAGTTGGTCTTCCAGAACATCTGAATCCAGAACATGTAAACCTCGGTATCAGTAGAACCACCCCATTGGCGACACTTCAAGAGGATAATCAAGATACTGTGCAGCTCACCATGAAGGCGTTGCCGTTCGAAATCCTTGGTGAGACCTATCTGTGCATGGTTGAGAAGGAAAGGTATATCATCGCCACCATCCTTATTCTTGATTCGGGCATAGGCGTAGGCGAAGAAATAAAAATCGTGCTTGCAGCGCAGACGGATGAGATAACGGAAGACAGCATCCCGAGCCTTCTCTTGGTCGAGGTCTGCCATGTACTTCTCGCAGAAGGCAGAGATAGAACCGCACTTGATGATGGCGCAGAACTTCTTTTCCTTCAACATCTCTACAGGTAGCCAAAGTTTCTTGCCCTTCAAGAAATCCTCAATGACACACTCGAAGCGAAGACCAGGGGCATTCTCTCCAGTAATGGGACGATAAGTAGCGAGGAGGCTTGTGAGCCTTCTCTTATCTTCCTCTAGAATCTCTTTGAGCTTCTTATCGGACAGTTGCTGCTGAGGTCGTACCTTTAATGTGGATTTTGCTACTGGCATCCGTTATATATAATAATGTTAAGTGCTGAATGTTAAATGTTGAGTTTTTGAGATTTGCGAATGAATCCTTCTGCCTTGGCATAGATGAATCCGATGGCAAAGAGGATGAGGTGATAGATGCCAGCTATGTGAGGGAGGAGGCATCCAATCACTAGGAGTATGAGCATCTGCCAGAAGGCTAAGCGTTTTCGCCTGTAGAGCCACGGAGCAGTGAAACCCATGAAGAAAGATATAATGACCGATGCGCCCAAGACTGGGAGGGACGGATAATAAAGGAAGGAGAGACCAACGGAGGCAAGCCACGAAGCCAGCACACGATGGATGCGAAACTGACGATGCACCATGAGGAGGCACCAGGCATTGACAGCCCAATGGATGAAGTTGGCATGACCGAACATGTAAACGAAATGGGAGTATTGAGGCGAGGATGGCGACACAGCAAGATTGGCGTGCAGCGGAATGATGAAAGCCATCAGGAGGACGATGAGGAGAGTTATATATAATGTACGCATGATGAATGAAAGTTTTATCGAGTGATGAATGATGTTTTCTTATTGCGGAAATAATTGCTGATTTTCATCTGTATGTAGCGAGGTGCCATCCCCATGTTGGGCGCAGGAAGGTCTAGGCACACATACACAAGATGCTTGGTGTTGTATTCCTTGTATTGTTCCATCTGACGGAGGCGCAAGAAATCCTGATAGAAGGCTTCGAATAGCTTTTCCTTTATGGCTTGGTATTTGCCGAACTTAGGCTTTTCCCCCTTGATGCGTTTGCATACATACCGATAGGCTGTGCTATCAGCGAGATAATAACAAGAGGCTGGCATCTTGGCGATGTAATCGCATATCTTAGCCATGGTGGTAGGATATTCTACCATCCTCTTGGCCTTACGAAAGAGCAGAAACATTTCCTGGTCTCTTTTAAGGTAAATTTCGGATATGGAATTTAGATGTTTCATGCCAACAAAATTAATTCATCAAGATGCAGAACTTATCACAAAGTAATGCGAAATTTTGCTTAATTTAGCACACAAATATTAAAAACGAACGTTTATGGCAAAAGAAACGATTGATAATCAGAATGTTAAATCAAAGCGAGATTCTTTCAGAGAGCGTCTTGCTCAGCGTTATCCCGACCTGAATATGGACGATGATGAGGCTGTTTATAACCAAATTGCGACCGATTACGACCAGTACGACCAAAGCAAGAAAAGGATGGACGACTTCAACAATATGCTGAAAGAAAATCCTCATGCGCCTGGGCTGGTGACAGGTCTCATTACAAAGAAAAATGCCGATGGTGGCGACTTCAACCTTATCGACTACTTGATAGACGAGCTAGGACAGGACTACATAGAAGCCATCAATGGTGACGATGAGGCTAGGAAACGCTTGAAGGCTAGCGAGAAGGAAAAACTCGATGCGAGCGAGAAGCTAGCCAAGGGCAAGGAGACTCTTGCAGCCAACATGGAGCAAGAGGATAAGGAGCTGGATGCTGCCATGAAGGAAGCCAAGATTAAGCCCGAGGCTATCAAGGACTTGATAGAGTGGATGTATAAGCGTAGCGATGATGGCGAAGACCACGATGATGATGGATTCGTATGGCGTGCTGCCCGGTATGGCTTGAAGAAGGCAGACTTCTTGCGTCTCTTCCAAATCAAGGACTTCGACAAGGCAGTGTCTGATGCCGAGGAACGTGGCTACAAGCGTGGCAAGAACGAGAAAATCGACCAGCAGAAGCAGCTGCATGATGGAAGACAAGGTGGCAAGCGGAACATCAATATCAATGGTGGCGGTGGTGCTCCTTCTCTTCCAAAGGAGAAGAGCCGAACCGAACAGGTGTATAGCCAGATGGTTGGAATGTAGCTCTTATCAATTAAGAATTTATAGTTAATAATTAATAGTTAAAAAAAATGTAGATTATGAAACAGTTTAAGAAATGGTTTGGATTCATGATGGCGATTTTCGTCATGATTCTGAGTGGTGGCAGCTCTTATGCTATGGCAGAAACTCCTCCTAATATTCCAGAAGGTGCAGGTGGCGGTGGCCCTACAGGTCCAACAGAGGGACCGGGCGTAGGTGGCACGGGTCCAAAGTGGCAGGGTGGTAGCCAGGAGCAGCAGGAGAAGATGAACAACTGGGACTACTATGTGGCTCATGTGAACCCTACCGTGGTGGAAATGAAGCTGGAGAGTTGCCCAATCGACCAGATTCTTCGAGCCTCGAAGCGAATGACTCCTGTGGACAGTAACCGCATTGAGTACTATTCCATCGGTCAGCGACCAATCAAAACAAAACTTGCAGCGAAGTTAAGTAAAACTACAAACGGTGGCTCTGTAAAGCTAACGGTGGAAAATGCGACAGTGTTTGGTACTGGTGACATCATTATGATTAAAAGCTGTCTTGGCTATCAGGACAACGGTACTGACCGAAGCACGATGATTCCTTTGCAGCTGCGTGTAACAGAGGTAGATAACGATGGAAACCCTACATGCTATGCGCTGAATGGAAAGAAAAACGCCAGTCGTGGTAACCGGGACATTCCTGAAGATATTGAGGCTGGTACTGTAGTAATGCGACTGGGACGAGCTGCTGGTGAAAAAGAGGTAGAGACTGGTAGCTACTACTCTATGCCAGACAAGAGCTTCCAGTATTGCCAGCGATTCATCATGCAGGTGGAGGAGTCTCTTATCGACCGTATGAGCAAGACCCAGGTACAGTGGGACTTCACACGCCAGGAGAAGATGGCTATGGACGATATGCGCCAAGGCCAGGAGCTGAGCGGACTGTTTGGCTATCGCTCTATGTCGAATGGTGGCAAGGATGTAGGTATTGTCTATACCATGGGTGGCATCTTCTGGGAAGCTGGTAAGGATTTGCAGATTGGACACTGGGAGCCAAAGATGTTTAGACAAGCCGATGGCACTCTTGTGCCTGTAACCGTAAAAGTGACCGTACCTGATGAGACTTCTTCCGGTACGAAGGAAGAGATCAAGCAGGTATATGAGTATGTGATTAGTGAGAAGGAGCTGACCTCATTTATTGCTGCTATGTTGAAGGGTGCAGGTAACTCTAGCCGTACCAAGTTGCTCTTCGTGGACAACTTGATTTATCAGGCATTTGCCAATCTCCGCTCTAACAAGCGCATCATTACACAGACTGAAAAGGACTACCAGGGATGGAAACTCGACTTTGAGAAGTTTGAGAGCATGGGAACTAAAATTCTCATTTATCGCCACGATGCCTTCAATAGTTGGGGCATGGATGGTAGAGCCTTCTGTTTGGATGCTCGTTATCTAGACAAGTATGTATTTGGTACTTGGTCACGAAATGAGTTTAATGCCAAGGATTTGCTGATTCGCAATACCGCAGGTGTGGTAATGGAGGAGTATAGCTGTTGGGTTCTGACATTCCCAGATGCCCATGCTCGTGTATCTCGCCCTACCTTCACAGAGGACGGTGTGACCGATGAGCAGATTTTGGAGGCTGCTTAATCATCGCAAAGGGAACTGATAGTTTTCTAACATATATCAAAACTCGGGGATAGTTGAGGCTCTAGATGGGAACAATAGCCCTCGGACTAGGCTTCGCTATCCCTTCACCCATAAACACAAAAGATATGTATAGATTTGTAGCAAACAGTATGCTCATCTTTGTGGTGACTCTGCCAAGCGGACTTGTGAAGAGCGTGGAGTTTGAGAGGTGCAGTAACAATGCTTATTCTTACCTCACGGACAACAAACTGGTGGCTGACTGCATCAGAAAGCATCCGTTAACCAAGGCTGGACGCATCAAGGATGAGAGCGAACCTGAACCAGAGCCAAAGAAAGCTCTTGATGAGGTAATAGGGAAGGCGATGGACTTGATGGACGATAACGCCCTTCGCTTCGAGAATATCACCAAGGCTAAGAACTATCTCCAGAAGACCTACAAGGTGGATGTAAGGAAACTGAAATCACCTGAGCAGGTGAAGGAGAAGGCTAAGGAGCTTGGGGTTGAAATAGTTTTTTAGTTAATAGTTTATAGTTAATAGTGCCTATGGAAGCATTGATGAGTGACCTTGTAAAGGAAATGCGGCTTGCGTTGGACGAGGTGAAGCATGACGAGCTGAACGATGTCTTTGCCGATGATTCGGACGAGGAAATGAAACAAGCTATCGAGACTGCTGCACAGCAGCTATTGCTGCAAGCACCACCGCAGATGCTACAGCCCAAGAGGGTAGTGGCATCGCTGAATGAAAGCGGTAAGCAAGATTACGATGCCATTCAGACACAATACACTGATGGGCATGGTAGCCTTGTGATACCTGATGATTGGCTGAGGCTGGTGGAGCTGAGGCTGAAAAGTTGGTCTTCCTCGTTGGTGGCTTTGATGGACCCAGGAAGCAAGGAGGCTCAGATGCAAGCCTCTCGATGGACTAGGGGGACACCGCAGAAGCCGAAGGGCATGATAACCGTTTCGCCTACTACAGGAAAGCGAGTACTGATGTACTGGACTGCCGGAAGGTATTCTGCTAACCATGATATGCCTACAAACAAGGTGTATGACCATGAAGTGGAGCTATTCACATACCTTCCTTATCAAAAGGTGAAGGATGTGCTTGAAAAGGATGAGAAAACGGTGAAAGACCAGAAAATCATCCTAGCCCTGACTGACGAGTGTAAGAAGTATCTCATCTATCGTGCCATCTCCATCTTCTTGATAAGTAAGAAGGAGAGTGAACTGGGCGAGAAGTATAACCAATTATCACAAATTTAACAAGATATGGCTAATGATATAGACAAAACAAGTCCTCACTACAAGGGGGAGTTTGGCAGTATCTACGAGGTGAACCAGAAGTTTCCTTCGGGAGGCGTGGAAGGTGACTATGTAGCTATTGATGGTTGGGCGCATTACTGGAATGCGGACAGAGGTACTTGGTGTGTGAATGCTCAGAGGGATAGCTACTGGGATGAGCTTATCACCAATATCATCGAACATTTCAAGACCATCAAGGGTGCTACCTATATGGGGGTGGCTACTGCTGATACCGTGCCAGATAGTTCAGCTGCAAAGATGTTTTATTTTGCACTGCAAGGTGGAAAATATGCTAACTTTGGGAATCAAGATGTAGCACAGGGCATCAACGTGCTGCTGACCGAGGACGGTAAATCTTGGACTGTGCAGAGTCTTATTTCCGTTGCACAGGAATTGGGTGCTAGCACAACTATGCTTGTGAGCCAGAAGGCGATTACGGATGCCATCAATCGCAAGGCTAATACGACCGATGTGGATGAGGCTTTAGCAAAGAAAGCTGATAAGGAAACGATGAACACGGAACTTGCCAAGAAGTTTGATAAAGCTTCTGTTGTTCAGGAAACAGGGAAGGCTACAGATAAGGTTATGAGCCAGAAGGTTGTTACAGATAACCTTACAGAGCTGCAAAATACGGTCTTTCCGCTAGAGGTGTCTTTATCCCTTGACAAGCCTTTGCTAGAATATACTGGTAGTGAGCAGAGCATCAAAGCTACTTACTCTATCAAGCGCAAAGGTTCGCCAGTCACGCCTACAGCATTGGCTCTGTCTGTTGATGGTTCTCTTGTTAGTATTGATGTAAAGCAAGCAGATACAGTTACTGTCAAGGTGAATAAGGAAGGAGAAACGCAAATCATCCTCACCGCAAAGCATGGCGACCTCGTAAAGTCGGCATCGAGTAAAGTGACAATGGTGTTGCCTATCTACTACGGCTTCGGTACAACGGAAACGGACATAGCCATTGCTGCCAATAAGCTTTCGCCTCGTTTGTCTGCAAGTGGAACTTACGCAAAGACTTCGGCAAAGGACGATGTTAACTTCATCATCCTTGCGCCTAAGACGCTTCCGAAGCTCAATAACTTCACGATGGGTGGTGCTCCTTTCGTAATGGAAACTTCTTCTGTCTCCATCAATGGCAAGGACTACTACATGTATAAGAGTGGTGCTATTTACATGAATGGTGCAACTTTGAACGTTCAAGCGAACTAATAAAATTAAGTAATTATGGCTGAGAAATTAAAAATAGCAAAAGGAAACATTGGCAATGCAATACACAGCACTGCCAAAGACCATGTGGCTGTAGTAGCTTATGAAACCTTCGATGAGGAACTGCAAGAATATCAGTCTGTTCTTAATGAATTGTCGGTTATCAAGGATGATGATGGAAATGTACAACAGACCCCATTTAGGTATATCGTCAACGAAGAGTATATCTTTGCCATGTTGGATGCCGAAGAGCATTTCTTAGCAGGTTTTCATTGGGATGGTACTCCACAAACAGCCAAGATGGAAGAGAATGCTGAACGTGAGTTTGCTGCTGTCAATAAGCAGATAGAAACCATTAAGACAGATTTGAAGAGAAATGTACTATCCATTTCCTTCGACCGTTCGACAGGGCAGATTATTGGCACGACTAGCGACCGTAGCAGAATTACAGGATGCGTTCAAGACCGTAAGACTGGTAGAATTATTATGAATCATGAGTTAGATTAAACAAAAATAGATATGGCAGAAATACAAACAATCATAGGTAGCTTACCTGTGCTCAGAGGTGAGTATGATGGTGAAACTTCATACTACAGAGACAATCAGGTGACTATGTTCGGCAGTACTTTCCAAAGTGTTGCCGATGATAATGTTGGCAATCCGCCAGCAGAGGAACGTGACGATGGCAAGGTGTATGCCATCAACACAGACAAGTGGGTTATTGTGGCTAATGCCCTTGGCGCATATAATGCTGGTAGTCGGATTGACAAGTTGGCAGAAAACACAGAAATTAAGAATGAAGAGGGAAAGACTATCAAGACTCCTTTCAGGGAGATTGAGTCTCCTGAGTTCTTGCATTGTATTGTTGATGCAGAAGACCGTTTCCTTTTTGGTATTCATCTTGATGGTTCCATTGAGTGGGGCAAGGGTATTCCTGCACCTATCAGAACCAAGTTGCAGGAGATTATCACTCAGTGCCAGCAGGATAAAACAGACTTGTTAGGGTCAATTAATACCATCAATGGCATCTTAGATAAGACAACTATCAAGGATGAAGCTGGTGAAATTCAAGACACTCCATTTAGGGTAATCTCGAATGAAGAGTTCCTTTTGGCTGTAGTAGATTCAGAGGATAGAGTTCTGTTTGGTTTCTACAGAGCAACTGGCGAGCCATATTATCCTCTCAATGAAATGTATCATGTCATTCAGAATGAGGAATACTTTGCTGCTTGGCTTGATGCAGATGATAAGGTAGTTCTTGGTATCAGAAGAGACGGAGAAATCATTGGCGAAATCCATGCTGTCAATGCCTTGAAACAAGTTATCTCTCAACTTCAATCAGACCTTGCATCATTGCAGGAGAGGGTAGGCACAATAGACTCCAATCTCAAAGAACTTCTAGATGTCTTCTCTTTGCAGGAGAATCCTGAGTATATGGCAGTAGAGAAAGATGCAGATGGAAGGGTTCTTTCTACTACTAACCATGATGGTAGTCATTATATCCACAATGCTAAGTCAGAGACTATCCCAGAAGAGTTTGAGCATATTGAAGACCCAGAGGGAAAAACCGAAATTACTATGGATGCTGATGGCAAGGTATTTGGTTATAGGGATTCTGAAGGTACTCGTCATGAGCATAAAATGAAAGTCGACAATCTGAATGTTGATAATTTAAATTTGGGAAGTAACGCACAGAAAGATGTGTTAGATTTCATAAACTCACAGCCTAAAATTGTGAATGTTAGAAAATGGCATTTACCAAATTATGGTATAGTGAACATTAAGCAGGAAACCTTTTTCCTTACTGCCAATGATGGATATTCTGACAAGACAGGCATTTATCCAATAGTTATCAATGAAGATACTCAGGAGAATGCACAGAAGGCTCTCACAGTATTGCAGTTCTTTGTTAAGTCAACATTGAAAGATGAGGGAAACGGAGTTTACTCTAAGTTGGATAATAGTGTTGGTCTAGACTTTTATGTTCCATCAAAAGTTACATTCGTGAATAATGTTCCTTATGTAATAAGTTCTTTGACTAAGAATGAACTTGATGGAACATATAGTGTTAATGAAACAAGTATAAAAGTTACCAAGATAACAGATACTCCTACAATAGGTGCATGGTCAGTAGATAAGAAAACTGAACATCAGTGTGTTGTAGATATTGACTTCGGTCATTATCTAAAAGGGTCTTTTTATATTGGTGTGAAGTATCAAGGTTCTTCAACTCTCTATAAAAGAAAGCGAAACTTTAGATTTACTTTCTACAAAGATTCAGGTTTCTCTAAGAAAGATAAGTTAAAGATTGGCGAAATGGTACGTACTAGTGGCTTCAATTTGAAAGCAAACTATACAGACCGGTCTAGAGTAAAGGAATTTATTATGAATAGAATCTTGATGGATATTTGGGAACATCGGGAGAATTATCATAATTATCCTTGGAATAGTGAGAATGAACCTTATAGTGGAGCAACTGGCATGATTAAAGGATTCCCTATAAGAGTGAATATTGGTGGTAAGTTTTATGGTCTTGATATTTTCGGCTTAAAAAAGGATGAAAAGAACTATCTTCTTGATGGGGATGCTAGTGGTATGATTGTTAGTGGAACAAGAGGTAATGCAAATGACCCTAACAACTGGACTGCTGCAAAGCCAGAAGATTGGGAAGACGAAATGAATGATGAATTGACAGAATCAAACAAGCAGGCGTTGACTGATTTCTTCTCCTTTATCAATTCTGAAAATTTCACTAAAGATAATGTACCACAAAGAATGTCTGTAATAGATTGGATTGATTATTTTATCAACCTGCAAGTATTCTTGATGAGAGACAACACTTGCAGAAATATGATACTGTACACAGGCAGTGATAAAAAGATATTCTATCCTTTCTTCTATGATTTGGACTTGTCTTGGAATTTTAATTCTGCCAGTTCAAATCTTGACATTATGACAAACTCTTATGCTGCTGATATGAGTTTATGGGAGAATTTCAGAACTTTATATAAGGATGAAATTACGAACAGGTATGCCTATTTAAGAGGTACTGTGTTGAATATTGATTATATCAATACTATATATCAAGAGATTTTATCTGCAATTCCACAAGAAGACATTGAAGAGGAAAAGAGAAAATGGGATGCAGGAAATGTTTCCTATATGGAAACCTTGATAAATGTATTGAGTAAGAGATTAGATTGGTTAGATAAAGAGTATTTTAAAGCTTAATTAAATTTTATATTAATATGGGAAAATGTTTAGTAACAAAATTGAATGGTACTGTTAACAACAATGATTTACTCCATATTGGAGAATGTGTTATTGGTGTTGAAAGTAGTTCTGCAAATGAACTTCTTTTTCAGGCTGATTTAGGTAGTACTGAGTATTATTGCGAACAGTCACATGTGTTGGGAGAAGAGAATGTTAATGCTGGAGTAAAAAGAGCCATTGTGTCTTGGAAGGATATAAAATCTTCTGCTGTAGGCTTATATAGATTTCACTTTCTTAATAAGTACAGTATTAGAGGATTGCTCGAAAAATCCATTAAAGGTATAAATGAGATTAATCAAGTAAATTATCTGAATAATATAACTCAGTTGGTATTGAGTATAAATTCAGCTGATGTTTTTGACCTTAATACTTTAAAACAGTCAACATCTTTAAATTTACTTATCTTAAAAGGTAATGTCGCTGGTGATATTAGCAGCCTTAAAAACATGATTGCTCTTACCAACTTAAGTATTAATTCAAGTCATGTCACTGGTGATATTAGCAGCCTTAAAAACATGACTGCTCTTACCAACTTTTCAGGCACCCTTTTTATAAAAGGAAAAGCAGAGGAACTGAAAATGTTATCAAGCTTAACATCATTTAATTGTGCAAACGCTGTTAATAAAGGTGATTTTGGTGATATTGCTACACTTCCAGCTAGTTTTATTTATCTTTATATTGGCTCAGATGCGTCTATCTCTTGGACGTCGAGACCAGCTACATCAAAAATCATCGGAATTTTTGGTTCACCAAAGCTTAGCAATATTGATAAGATGCTTCAAGACCAGGCACAGTGTGTTACTGGTATAACTAGTTCTACTGCTGAGTTTATGAAATCTATCACTGCAACTGGCACACGTACATCAGCATCAGATGCAGCAGTACAGACTTTGCAGAGTAAGGGATATACGGTCTCAATCACTCCTGCATAAGGTATCATAAGTTTAACATTAAAGCAAAGAAAGGAAACAAGATATGAATAAGTTAACAAAGAAGTACAAGGTAGTACATGAGGGAACTAAGATGGTGTTCCCTCTCACAGAGGAAGGTGACAATGCTGAGGTATTCCCATCAGTGAATGCCACCGCAGTAGAGTTTGACACATACCCAGAAGCCAAGGCTTACGTAGATGAGCATAACTTGGTGTATGAGGAGCCAAAGTATGGGGAGTAATATTCCAAGTCGCGACTTTGTAAATTAAAGAACAAGACAATATGAAGAAGAAACAATTACTAGAAGCACTGGCAGTACTTCTGACCAAACTATCATCGGCAAGGGACAATCCCTTGCTGATGGATAATTACGTGACGAAAGCGTTGCGCACGGTTCTTTTGAAGTTCAAGGAATCGGGCGAGCTTTATGATGCCTACAAGGAGCAGATACATTCCACCATGGAAAGTGATAATCCTTGGATAGGCATGATGATGAAGTCGCTAGGTGGTGATACCTCCATCAAGGAGAGTATGACAGATGAAGCCATTGAAGGCATGGTAGACTCAATGTTGGGAGAATAAACTATGAAGGATTGGACAGGAAATAGAAAGAGTATGTTCGTGACTTTGGGAGCATCCAACCACACGGACAAGGAACGTGAGAGTAATGACTTTTACGCTACTGACCCTATAGCCATTGATAAACTGGTGACAGTTATACAACTTCCTCGTAAGATTTGGGAGTGTGCTTGTGGTACAGGGTGCTTATCTGACCGACTGATGGACTTCGGGCATGAAGTAATCTCCACCGACCTTGTGGACAGAGGCTATGGGAAGGTAAGAGATTTCTTGGAAACTACCGAACTGCCGAACGATTGTACTTGCATCCTCACCAATCCGCAATACAAGTATGCCCTGGATTTCATTAAGCACAGCTTGGAGCTTCTTCCTGATGATGGACTTTGCATCATGTTCTTGAAGACTACCTTTCTAGAAGGACAAAAGAGGTATGATGAGCTATTCAGCAAGCATCCTCCTCAGTATGTGCTGCAATTCTCACGAAGAGTGCTTTGCGCCAAGAATGGAGAGTTTCAGAGAATGAAGGACGGAGGAGGCAGTGCTGTTAGCTATGCTTGGTTCGTTTGGAAGAAAGGTTATCATGGTGATACAGTCATCAAGTGGATATAATATAATAAGGTGTAACTCTTGATGGGGCTACACCTTATTTTATATATGATGTATTTGTGATTGTTGCTTACGAATTGTTACTTTAGCAAATTTTAACTTTAAAATTTTGCTCAAAATGAATTGGTTTGAGCAAAAAGTTGTAATTTTGCCAAAGATTTTAATTTTATAAGGACATATGAACAATTAACTATAGACAAAAGGAGGTTTTTCTATGACACAAGAACAGGAAGCCGAAGTCCAACGGTTGATAAAGGACGTAGATGTTACAGAACTGATGGGAATGCTTATGAAGCATGGCAACAGATATTCCAGAAGAATCTTAAAGTTCTTCCGGTGGTACTGCAAGTATATGCCCATAAGCCTTATGTTCTTTCACGCTTATGGTATCTGGGACTTTTCTCAGCATCCCAAAGAAATGTTTGTTCCTCACGAAGAAAATTTGCCATGTTATCTCTTCATTTATTTTATGGTTTATATTCTTCCGATGGTGACAATTCTGGCTAGTAGATTTTTCTTTTTGTGCTGGTGGTATCGTATTCCTTTCTTCTATTTCTTCGGCGTGAATGCTGCCCATATCGTGGAATGGAATTGGTATACTACCAAGGACATGGTGGACTCCTGCTATACAGTTATGATTGTAACTGGTATGTTTTATCTCTATGGCTTTTCTGATATGGTCATTAATAAGACGAGGATAGGTAGAAAATTCTTCTCATGATAGAGATTGCTGGAGATAATAAGAGAATAACAGAGATTTTTGGAGAATAACGGAGAAAATTGGAGAATTATGAAAAAAATGTTGAATTATGAGACCCTGGGAAATGCGTTGAAGGCGATGAGCGATGCTTGCTTCAAGGCTGCAGAGCAGCAGAAGAATGGGGAGAAGGTTACGGCTTGCGGTATGAGCGATGATGATTTGGACAATCTTTGTGAACAGATTCCATTCATGCTGAATCCTTATATGACTGCCGGGCAGGTGAAGAAGGAGGCGCATATCAGCGAATCTACCCTAAGAAGGGCTATCGCTGATGGGGAGTTGGAAAGCGTGGGGAACGCTGGGGACCATAGCCATTTCTTCAAAAAATGGGACGTTAAGGAGTTTATTAAGAAAAGGCTTAAACGAAACAAGTAGAAAAGGAGAGAGGCGAGAGATTGCTTCTCTCTTTTTTATGCTCTAAAACACACAATTTTTGCCTTAAATTATACGCAATATTCTTGCGAAAATATACATACGGTGGTTTTGATATGGGTCTGTGTCATGTTAAAATGTTGATAATCAGTTGATAAAAGAAATTTTGATAGAGTTATTAAAGAATTTGCCAGTTCCTCGTATCTTTGCACACGTAATCGGTTACATGTGAGTATAAACAAAATGTACAACTTTTATTTCTTTAGGAATTATGGCAGAAGAAGTAATTAAGACAACCTCTTGTTGCAACGATGCAATGATGGGTGGTTTGCTTGGAGCGATGGCAAATCGTGACAACAATCCTTTGGCAATGGCGGCTATGATGCGTAACCGTGACGATGATGACATGTGGAACAATCCGTTTGCCTATATGATGATGATGGGCATGATGCGCTATATGTATGGTGCAGACTGGAACAATCGTGACAATGGCGCAGACGTGCAGCGTGCGGAGATTCAGGGTCAAATCGAGAGTTTGCGCAACCAGATGGCAGACAACCAGAACAGCAACTTGCTGATGGGTGCCATCCAGGGTAACGGCAACGACCTTAAGATGTTGGCAAGCAATCTGAACTGTGACTTCAACGCCTTGCAGAACTCTATCTGTGGCATCCAGGCTGGCATCCAGCAGCTTGGTGGTCAGGTAGGATTCTCGGCAGAGCGAGTAATCAACGCCATTTCGCAGGGTGACTTGCAGATGACAATTGCGCTTAAGGATTGCTGCTGCCAGACGCAGCAGAACATCATCAAGATGGGTTACGAAAATCAGTTGGGTCAGAAGGACATCCAGTATTCTACACAGAAGGGTTTCTGTGACTTGACATCAGCGATGCAGCGTAACTTTGACTACATTAGCACTGGTGTTGAGCGTGGTTTCAGCAATGTTGCCTATGAGACTCAGCGACAGACTTGTGACATCATCAATGCTGGCAATTCAAACACTCAGCGTATCATTGACACGTTGAATGGCCATTGGAGCCAGGAGCAAGCCAACGAGATTCAGGACTTGAAGTTTAAGAACTCTCAGTTGCAGCAGAACATCTACTTAGCCAATCTGATGAATGGCGGTTGCGGATGTGGCGCAGGTGTAGCAGGTGGCTATCAGTAAAAAAGAGTAAAGAATGAAACAGAAGCGTAGTGGTATGAACAAGATTTCTCCAGTGGGCTTGGCTACTACAGCATTGGTAGCCAACCAAGTTTCAGTCTTAGCTACTTACAATGAGAAGCTTTGCAGACCTTATTGCGTGAACGGCAACGTGCAGCCACAGGCTAGCATAACCTACAGTTATGAGCAGCCTATCCTGAACGGTACAACGGTATTCGTGCCTATCGTGGCGACTATCAGCATCATTTCGCCTGTAGTGGGCAACAGAAACGTGATGAGAGCACAGCCATTGATTTACACGGAAAAATGGATTGCAGCCTTCCAAGGGCAGACAGCCCTACCAACGGCTGTGACCATCGCCAGTGTAGGACGGACGCAAAAGGCTAACGATGTGGTATGCGGAAAGGCTAGAGGCCTGAGCATATTTGACAGTCTGACCGTAACGCTCAGTTAAGAGTTAGAAGTTAGGAGTTAGGAGTTGGTGGATGCTTACTCCCTACTCTGAATCATTTGGTGGGAGGGGACAGGATGTTTTCCTTCCTCTCCCATATACTTAAAACGATAAATATTCAGAGATTATGATATTCAGAGACTTGAAGGCTGGATTCCCAGTCTATCTATTTGATAGAGCCAGCAGAAAATTTAAGCAAGGCAAGGTGACGAGCAATCCTTGCCCTGACTTTGAGAATGGCAAGCCGAACGTGATGGCAGCTATGCCAGGGATGCCGAACTATGGGGCTAGGAATGTGAAGGTGAACGTGCAAACCGAGGATGGAAAGCAAGCCATCTATTCGGTGGTAGATACTGAGCAAACAGCATACAGCGACACCCTTGTAATCTCCTGTAGCAAGGAGAACATCATCAACGAGGTGAACGCATTGAAGAACCAAGCTAACGACATCCTTAGCAAGATGCCTGATTTCGAGCAGACCGTAAAGGACTGTGACAATCTCCTTTCAGAACTGGACACAACGTTTCGTGACCAACAGAAAACAAACGAAAGGCTCAACCAGATGGAAAGCAAGCTGGATGAGATTTTCAAATTCGTCAAATCACAAAAGAATGAATGATATGAACTTAGTAGAACTTATCACAAAATATCAGAGCGATGCCACACCTGAGCAGATGGTGCAGGTGACAAAGATAATCGGCAAATTCGTGGCTATGCACGCAACGGATGAAGACCTCTTGCTGCTGTATAAGGAAATCTATGGGGTAGTGGGCAACGGACACTTCAATGACTTCTTCGCTGAGGCTCAAATTAAGAAGATGGTGTTTGAGGATGATAAGGAGGTGGAGCATCGTGCTCCTTACTATACCATGGCGAAGACGCAGGAAATATATGAGACGGTGAAGGACGAGATTCGCCCTTACAACCAATGGGACTTTGCCGTGGTGCTGAACATGGTGTATTCGGACAACTACAACCTGATGAAGAAATGGTTTGCCGATGATAGCGAGGAGCAGCTGATGGACAAAATGGTGGACTTGGCTGTGAACTGGCTGAGAGACGATGATAACCCTTATGGGCATTGTAAGGCTTGGGGGTACTTTAACTAAGTGAAGAGTGAAGAATCAATTTGCTCTTCTAGAAATGATTCCATAACACCTAGAGATATATAAAAGAAAACTATCAGAAGAAGAGAATGCAGGCTAAGGAAAAAGGGCTTGTGTTCTCTTTTTCGTATGAAGTTGCGCAACTTATCACTGAGAATCGGGAATGATGGCTTAAATTTGCATCGTTTCCATAACGGAGTGGGGACGGAAAAATGGAAAAGAAAATGAATGATATTCGAGGTTACTTAATTGGGACGATATGGACTTTTCTGAGTCTGCTAGTACCCATCAGAGATTTTATGATTGCCATGATGGTATTGTTCGGGCTGAACCTGGTGTTTGGCATCGTGGCAGCGGTGTTTAACGGTGAGGAATGGAGCTGGAAGAAATTCGGCATGTTCTTCGTTTGCTGTGCGGTGTTTTTCGTGACGGTGGCTGCACTGTTTATCATCGGTCACTTCTTGCATTCGGATGCTGAGGCTCTGTTTTGCGTGAAGTGGGTGTGCATAGCCGCGACCTATCTCTTCACTACAAACATCTTGAAGAATCTGAAACGAATGCTGGTGCCAGATTCGCCTTGGTACAGGCTAGTGGACTATGGCTATTATGCGCTGACACTGGGCTTCGTGGAGAAAATGCCAATGTTCAAGAGATACCAAGAATATAAGAACAATAAGGAGAATGGAAATGAAGGAAATCAGATTGGAGCAGCTGCTGATGGCGATGCCTAATGCAGGGAAAAGAGCAGAGAAGTTTCTGCCATACCTGAATAAGTATGCTCAGGAATTTGACATCAACACGCCTTTGAGGTGGGCGCATTATCTAGCCCAGATAGCGCATGAGAGTGGTGAACTGAGATATACCAAGGAGATAGCCAGCGGAAAGGCGTATGAGGGGCGAAAAGACTTGGGCAATACCCATAAGGGTGATGGGGTGAGATATAAGGGCAGGGGGCTTATTCAGATAACAGGAAGAGCCAACTACAGGAAGTATGCCGGATATTGTGGCTATGATGTAGTGGAACAGCCTGAGTTGTTGGAGCAGCCTCTTGGTGCCACACGTTCTTCGATGTGGATATTTGATACCTTCGGCTGCAATAAATTGGCAGACGAGGATAATCTGAAAGCAATCAGACGGAAAATTAACGGTGGTTACAAAGGATTAGACAAATGCGAGGAGTATTTGAAGAAGTCCAAGCGAGCACTCAATATTTCATAACATCAAGGCTTATGAAAACGACAAAGCACTTTATTATTTATTTGCTAGTGTGGGTAGCTTATTTCTCTTTATTGTTTCTGTCGAGCTGTAAGACGAAGTATGTGACCATTCCGGAGTATCACACCCAATATGTGGTAAGAACGGACACGGTGGAGAAAACAGATAGCATCTATCGGAAGGATAGCGTGTATATCTATCAGAGAGGTGACACTATCTTTAAGGATAGGCTTGTACTTCAAGATAGATTCAGGTATCTGAACAAAGTGAAGACGGATTCTTTCATCAAACGAGATACTATCTATGTTCCGAAGCCGATGGAACGAGAACTATCTAAAGCAGAGCAAAAGTATATCACCCTGGGGAAGTATACCGCCAAGATGATTTGGACCCTTGTAGTAGCAGTGATTGGTTTGTTGATTTGGCTATGGCACAGAAAGAAATGAGCGTATGAAGACAATAACGATAAAAATAGTGAAGAAGAGCGTGATGGGCGTGGTAGAGGGACTATCTGCCACCATTGCGCAGCATAACCCAGAGGTGGACTTTCAGACCGTCTGGGCGAGTGATGGCGAGGAAGCGAAGCTGGACATCTACTATAGGGAAGCAATAACCGACCTAGAGAACTTCTTGGCAAGATTCTCTTCTTCGACCACACAGCAGTTTGACCTACAGGCACTGGCTGATGATTTCACAATCACCATCAAGACCTTGGCATCTTGGCCACCTAGATTGAGCGGTGTGCTGACCAACCAAATACAGAACTATCTGGTACATGCTATCCTTGCCGGATGGCTGAGTGACTTCCCAGACATGAACCATACGGACTATGCTAGCATGGGAGCGAGCGACCTAGAAGCCATTAAGGAGGTTTTGCTAAAGAAGGACTTTAGCTTTGCTGAGGCTGAAAGAACTGCTGACGATACCGTGAAAGATGGTTCTTCGGCTGTGGATGCTGTTGCTAGAGTAGGGGATGAGGTTGAAAAGAATAGCAATTTTTCGCCTACAGAGAGAAGGGCTGTGGATGGTGTTGCAAAGAATGCTTCATCCTCTTCTGCTTCCGAGAGAAAAGAAGATGAAGCAGGAAAGGACAGCAATCGTTCTTCTATTTCAATGAGAGTGGAGGATGATTCTGACAAACAGATGAATGCCCAATCTGCTGAAACCAGAACTTCGGACAATGTAGGCAAGAACGTTGCTTCTCCTGGTACTATAGCGAGAGGTGAGGATGATGAGGGCAAAACTCAAAAATCTCAGAATGTAGAGGCTAGAGGTGCCGATGGAGCGGTCAAGAATGGCAATACATTAGATGCTGAGGCTCGAAACGAGGACGAGGTAGCCAAGGATGAGCAGAGAGGACTGAAAGGCTCTGAGCGAAATCCTGATTTTGTTTCGCAGCATTTCCACCAAGACTATGTGGACTGGAGCGGAGGCAGGCCACCTTACGAACTAAGATAATTTTTCATCAATATAAATAATTGCAATTATGGATAGAAAATTGATTACATTGAATTTTGGCATGGAGCAGGTATGTAATGATGTGCTTGCAAGATGCTATGTAGTGAGCCAGGGAATGGTGGACGAAGCCCAGAAGGACATCAGAGCCAACATCGAAAGCCCAGACAGTGACGAGACTCGCAGTATCATCAATCGTGCCGTGACGGAAGCCATAGGTAACATCAAGCTGGCTGCTCAGCGTTATCTGACCACTGGTAGAGTGGAGGACAACAACAACTTGGAACGACTGGTGAAGGGCACACGAAAGTATGCCTATACGGACAACAAAAACGGTACGTGGACGGAGGTAGTGACCACCATCATTGATGGTGAGGAGAACGAAACGACCGCTACCGTAAACAAGGCTGGTAAGGACAGGGAGGAAAACATCTATGAGACCGTGACGCTGAATCTAGAGATTCCGAACTGGAACGTGGCTGTGACAGATGCCTTGAAGAGCCATTGCCACCGCTACATCGTGGACTACGTGATGAGCCAATTCCTGATGGACCAGTTTGCCGACAAGGCAGGAACGTATGGCGAAAGCGCAACGGCAGACTACAATAACATCAAGAGCGACTTGCTGAGCCGGGATAACTATACGCTGAGAAGACCTAGCTTCACTTAAGAGGCTATCTGGGACCAGGCGATGGAATCGCCTGGAACGGTGGCTATTCTTTTTCTTCATTATTTTGGGTGTTTATGGAAAGAGCCTTCGCTAAATCGGGATGGATTCCTGAAAAAGCGAAGGCTCTGTTTTTTCTAGAACTTGTTGAAACGCCTGATAACTTCGAGGCGAGTGGCAAAGTACTGATTCATTGACTTCATCTTAAGATAGAGGGCTAAACGGAAGAAGCGATAGCTATGGGAGGACATATAGCTGGACTTCATGCCACCTAGGCGACCTAGGTAATGCCAATTTTGGTTATCGTTGCTACCATACAGCCACATGACTGGCACGGTGCCAGAGGTGAGGGAATGGATGTAGCCTGTGATGGCATCGGGAGCGTTCTCCTCATCGAACTTCAAGGTACGAGTAACTATGATGCCATGATACTCGGTATCATCCTCGTAATCGTAACCGCTATCCAAAACTATTACGCTACCGTCTCGATACTGAATGTATGGGTGAGGGTAGGAGTTGAGGGCTGTGAGCACGTTCTTGATGAGGAAGGTGCTCCAGGCTTCATCCTTGATGGAATAGCAGAGGGCTACGGTGTCGGCTGAGGCTTCCTTGGTAAGTTGGCTGACATCTAGGCAGAAAATGCGAGAGTTCTTGTAATCGTAGATAACCTGGCAACGCTGAAAGAAGTCGATTGGCGATGATGTGAAATCTATGAGTTGGCGCATCTGTGCCTTGATGGTCTTGGTGGTATCATCATCTTCTTCGGCATCATTGAAGAAGTTTAGGAACTTGCCAAGGTTGCCCACTATATTGAAGCCTGGTCCATCCAAGACATCGGACATGGAAGCCACTTGTGACTCAGCTATGCGACTGAGGGAGCGATTGGTGGCGAAGAGCACGGACTGGTCTAGCTGGGTGATGGACTTCGGATTGCTGCAAACCTCACGGCTGATGGGGTGGATGCTGCTATAGGTGCCTTGGGAAGAAACTTCCATCGCCCAGATGCCATCGGTGGAGAACGCCATCAAAGGGTACTGACCAAACTGACCTTGGGAAAGTGCCCTTGTGGTTGAGGCTATGCCCAGGATGGTGCCGATACCCACGGTATTGATGCCATTCAGAGGGAAGTAGAAGGCGTTATCGGACTCGGAGGTGTAAATCTTGTTGCTCATATCGACTACATCATCTACAGAGTAATCGTAGGAGGTGACGATATAAGGCGTAATCTCTTCGGTGAAGTTGCCCATGTGCATAGCTCCATTTAACTCTTCGCATTCTTTTAGCGGAAAGGCATAGATAACATCGGCACTGGCATCGACAGTAGAACAGAAGAAAACCATCTTCTTAGCCCTGGAATCGGGATAGAACTTAACCAGATTGGCAAGCATGAATGGTTCTATGCGGTCGAGTACATCTTCTTCTAAAACATTCTCTACATATTTTGTGCCGGATGTGGTATGAAGCTCTGTCACTATTTTCTTGATGATAAGATGAGAATAGAAATTGCCTGCCGAACGAAGGTAGTTGCCCTTCGGGAACATGACCTTGCGACTGAAACCAGACATCAGATGTTCTTGCACTCCAAACAGATTGAGCCGATGGTTATAGACATAGCTACCCTTGGCTGTGAGGAAATTGTGGGTCTTGTAATCGTCCTGCATCTGCTCTTGGAGGGAAACCTGGTATACAGCAGCCTTATCTACAGGCAATTCCTTGTTAGCGACCTTGGTAAGATTGTCTATAGGCAGGGAGCATATCTTGTAAAAGGCTGAAATGTTTGGGTCATTCGACTCGGAAGAATCACCATTGCCAGCAGAGCTGAGTTGGTTATTATAATCATCGTCAGACTTCTTTGGGAAGCGAACACTTACCATTCCATAGCTTTTGCCTTTGTTGCTAGTCCAATGATAATCTTTTACGTTTTCACCATTTAGGACATAATTAGGCTGACACATTTCCAAAACGCTAATCTTGGCACTCGTATCGACATTGGTAACAGGAGGCGTGATGAAAATATCTATAGACTTGATAATATCCTTCCATTGCTTCAACTCGTCAATATCTCCTTGGAGCGCATAGGACAATGCTACATTGTGAGGGAGATACATAAAGGTACACTTGGAGATACTGGCTTCGATAACGTTGCCCTTGGCATCTTTTCTGTTGAAAGTAGCGGAATCTTCCCAACCGACTTCTGCACCAGTAACGGTAAGATTTTTGTAGTTTTCGCTAGGGAAGCCAATGTTGGCGGAATAAACGGAATAGCTGTTTGGCACCTGAATGGGGATGAAAACAGGCGAGGAGTGCATAATCATGCTGCCATCGAACATGCGATAGCAATAGCGGATGAAGAAGGAGGCGTAAAAACGCCCTTGCTTGGCGATAAGATTGTTTGTACGGTTGACCAGGGCATAGATGCTCTGGGTAATATCGGACTGCTTATCATCCTTGATATTGGCTACTTGGTCGCCCGAGGTGAAGGAATTGCCATTCACCTTGTTGAACACATCGCCACAGCTATAGGTGGTCTGCTGGAAAGCATCGTAGAAACCTTCCTTGCTACCCTTGGCATTAATTCCACCAAGTTCGTAATCTTCTGGCTTATTTCTTGGGTCGAAGAAAAAGCTAAGTTCTAGGAACGGGGGCTTCTGTCCTTTATAGCTGTAATCGGACGAGGACTGTCCGTTGCTCTCCCACATGGCATAGTGGATGCCATCGGTAGCCACGATGATGAGGGTGTTGCCGATGGAATCGATAGAAAGCACGGTGGATTCGTAGTCGAAGGACTTTATAGGGGTGGACGAGCCTAGCGTGCCATCCTGCATGAACCAATAAATGGAGGATGAGGCTATGGCTATGAGGTGGTGATAACTACCTGTTTCGTGAACATACAATATCTTAGCCACCTCACCATTAACGGTGAGGGGCTGAGATAGAGGTGTGCCCGATACGATGGCAGGGCGCAATGCGCCATCGTGCAGCTCTAGGTTGCCACAGAGGGATAGCGCACCGTTCTCTACTGCCATTTCATCGGGTGTGAGGCTGAGACCTTTGTATCTGATTGATTGTTGCATCTTTATTAATGTTTAATGTGTATTGTTTAATATTTAATTATCGGCAATTGGATGGGTCTGCACGATTGACTACAGCCAATGCCTGTAGGGTGTCGTTGCCTACGGTGATGTTTTCTAGACGGTCAGAGACAACCAAGTCTATTTCTTGGGCGTTGGGTGGAACGCCTAGGGTGTGGAGGAAGAGGCATTTGACAGTGCTAGCACTGCAACCATGAAGCTGTGCCTTGCGCCCATAGAGAGGTATGGCATCAGGAAGAGAGGAGGACTTGGTGATATACATCTGAGAGCCGAGACAGAAGAACACGATTTTGTCGCCTCGCTGTAGCCCCAAGAGCTTTACAGGGTAGGAACGCAAGGTGATGCGCCCATTCTTGTTGAGGGAGAGTCCACGCTTTTGAGGGCGTGGACGGTTGAGGATAAATATATCAGTCTCGTTCTGCATAATCTGTAGGTTTGTGGAGCCAGAAACGGAAGTAGTCGTTTTCGGCATCCTGGTTACGTACTTTTACATATTCTCGGGTGACATAGAAATGTTTCTTGCGTAGGGTAGGGTTGAGGTTGTAATCGTGGAGCATCATAGCTGGCTCTACCCTGCCATCAAAGGTTATCTCGTACCAATAGCGGTGGAGAAAGAACCATGGGCGAAGACGGACTTCCTGAATGGTGGTGTAGTTGCTTTTGTCCACTCGGCATGGGACGATGCTCCAAGAACCATCTTGCCAATGCTCCGTTATCTCTTCTCCACCTGGTGCCAATTCATGCTTCTCGATGGTGGACTTCTGAATCTTTACAAGAAGGCAGACATCGGCAGTGAAGACCTTTGCCATCTTACGGTGGCAGAGCATTACGTATCGTCCTTTCTTGTCGGGGAGGAGGCTACGCTGCTTGCCGGGGTGGTTGATAACGCAGACGGTGGAAAGAAACTTCTTGCGTGCCATGTGGAGGAAGTCGGGGAGCTTCGCCTTGGCGTGCATACGGTCGAGAACCTTCTGAACCTTATTGAAATTCTTGTCGGCTTGGGTCTCATGCACTGTGATTGGTTGCTGAGGCTCTTGGCTCTTCTGCTCACGTACCTTCTTTACGTTTTCACGAACTTGCTTCTTGGAAGGGACTTCGAGAAGGTGGCCAGTTTTTTTGTCGAGCTTGTAATTTGACTTCTGCTGTTTCATATTCATTATGCTTTAGATGTTACCTCTGTTGATGCAGATGATTTCGAAATGATGATTGTCGCAAATATCGCAGCCGTTGGGCATACGATGATTGAAGGAGCAAGGAATGTGCTCTTTGAACAAATCGCAGTTAAGGCAATGCTCTGGGACTTCCTCATACTCAAAGTTGCCTTTTGCCAGTGGTGAGGCTGATTCCTTGTTGGGTACAGCTCGAACAATGCGCCCGAAGAGGTCGTAAAACTCTCCAGGCACAACGCTAGTAGCTTCTCTGAGGGATGGGAGGGTGTAGCCCATCTTGCAGATGAACCAGAGACGGAGATAAATGATGAAACGTTTCAACTTTTTCATATATTGTACTATATTATATATTAATAATGTGGGCTAAGTTACCACTTCTGTGCGGAACAGAAGTGATAACTTGCGCAACTTATGCTTTATGTTCGAAGACATCAAGAATCTTGGTCTCGCTGAGGCTCTTCAACTCATAGTCTATCATGGTTTTGCCCATAACCTCGTCAACGTAACGCTTGGCACGCTCGATGCACTTGGCTTGGATGAGATAGTTGGTATAGGTACGTTTCTCCTTGTTGCTCTTATCATCAATGGTGATGAAAGCCAAACGTGCCTTAAACCATAAATCATCGTCACAAATATCTGAGAAGAAAATCTCGTTGTAGTTGGTCGGGTTGATGTTGGCAACCTTAAACTCACCAGAGGCATAGACCTGCATGTTGTCAATGATGCTTGCTTCTGCCTCTGTGAAGGATAGGGCATCGACCACGTACAACTCGTTTACCATTTTCTCGCTACCATCGTCCTGAGTCTTCTCATAGCGCACCTTGCACTCGAACCATGATCCAGTACGAGAACGAAGGGATGAACCGTTACCTGTGCCAATAATCTTTTCGGCAATGGCTTTGTCTACTTTGACTTTTAAACTTTCTGTTTTCTTTTCCATAATCTTAAGAATTTGAATTGTTATTTATAATTTTATCTACCTCTTCTTCTGATAGAGGTTTGCCGTCTTTGCCAAGGTATTTCTTGCAGATGAAATACATAGTGCCAGGAGGGTCGGGATGGCGGTAGAGGTCATTCAACTCTATATTGGCAAGTTGCTCATCCATGGAACTGAAGACTGGGCGAGCTTGATTTGCTCTTGGCAGTCGCTCCATCACCTTGTAGTGGATGCTGTAGCCATCTTTCTTAATTTGCTCATCTTTGAGTCGGATGAGCATCTTGTCTAGCTTGGCTTCTTTCTCCTTGATGGTCTTGAAGAGAGTATTGACCAGCTCCTTGTCGGGCTGTGCCTTCTTCTTCTCTTGGAAATATTGGATGGTTGAGGCTCTAAGTTCTGCCACCAGAAGGAAGAATGTGCCGTTGTCGTTCTGAGGGACGGCTGAGCCATCTGCCTTCAAGATAATATCATCGACACGCTTTTCCAGTTCAATGGATTGGCGAAGCATCTTCTTGTCTCGGTGTGCCCAATACTCCTTCTCTGTGGTTCGCATAGCTGAAACTAGCTTGCGAAAGGATAATGCTGATTCTTCACTCATAGTTTATTTGATACCTAATGTTTGTTTAACTTTCTTGATGCGGTCTAGCTCCTCTGGGAGGAGGTTGCCTTGCTCGTCTATTCGGCAGAGGAGTTTGAGGCGTGGCGTGATGGTTATCCACTTGTGGAGACCATCGTGCTCACGCTTTATCTGTCGAAGTTGGGCAGCTTGCAGTCTTTCACTCAAATGCTGCTCATTGCGAAGCTTACTGATTTCGTTCTGTATTCTGTCCATTGGCTAAATCTTCTTCGGCAGGGATTAAATAGTATTGTGAATCCCATTCGCCTTTTCCTATATATTCAAGTGCTTTTACTACATCTTCAAGACGGACAAAATTTAAGTCCATTTTGTTTGGCATATTGCTAATATATGTATAGCCTCTTGCACATGATAGCATATATTTCTTGAAATGCTTCTTCTCGTCTGGGGAGAGATATGATGGACGATTGACAAGATATTGTTCAAAGTGTTTGAATGATACCTCATTATTATTCTCAATTTTCTTTACGCATGAAGAGAATGACCGAATAGCTTCATCCATTTTCTTAGAAACCTTATCTGTTCCCAAATTCAAATCTCCAAGTTCGACCTTGACCATTGCTAAAAGTTCTTCCGTATCTTTCAACCGAGATATTCTGGTGTTGATAACATCGGAAGCAGAAGCTAATACCTCTAGAGATTTTTCTAGATTGGCATCATTTTTCTTGATAGCCTCTCTGTATGAGATAAGTTCATCACGCTGCTCTGCGATAATTCGCATCATACGCTTGTTTCTGTCATCAAAGCGGACCTTGAAGTTTTTGTCTCTTAGCGTGCAAGAGACGATGCCAAGCGTGATTACAAAGACCAGGCTCAGGCAAATAGTTAATGTTATTGTTACTTCCATAATTGTAAATATTTAAAATAATTATAGTTCTATTACTTCTGCTATGTCGGCAGGGATGTCGTAGTAAGGGATGGAATATCCTTTGTCCTTCATTTCGTCTGGGAGATAGCAGCGGTAGTATTTTCCGTAGAAGTTTTGCCATTTCTCCTTGACAGTAAGTATTGTTCCAGCCGGAAGCTCTGGCTTAGGCTTGAATGAAGAACGAGGATAACATCCAGTCTCATGCTCATCTGCTGCACAACAACATGAGGAAAGCCATAAATGAATTTTCATACGCTACATCTCCATTTCTGAATTTAGACCAAGGAATAAGAGGATATGTTGTAACTCATGCAAATATTTGAAGCTGCATAACTTTACGCCTCTCCAATACATAGTCCAATTCTTCACATTTTTCCATATTTCATAGCAGTCATTTTCTATATGTTGGTAAATATAGCTATGATTGACTATTTGCTTATAGCCGTTCTTTTCTAGTATGGAAGGAGTAAGAGGAATGGGAACAATATCCTTCACCCATGCACCACTGTCACAAAACAGGAATCCATCATCTTTAATGGTTTTTCCTTTTAAGTTGGAAAGAGTGACGGAACCTTTCAGTTCTGTGAATGCATTTCCATCTTTCACTTTTGCATATTTATCAGCATTACTTTCTGTGACCTGATAAACAATGCCCTCTTTGGTTCCGATAGGAATGCCGTTGGTCATAACCAAATCACCTGGAATATAAATTGTTTTTTCCATTTCTTAATATTTTTACTTTGTTATATTATGGGACCAGCGATAGAATCGCTGGGAACGGTGGCTTTTATTCCCTTAATTGTTTTTCTATTGCTTCCTGAGCAAGGATTTGCTGCCAGTGAGCTTCATTGTAATTTCTTGCCTCTTGGTTCTCGGTTAGCTGTGGGTCGTAGCCACCGAAGCAATAAGTGTCAAATTTCTCATACTCCTTCATCGTATGTGGAGGTTTGGAGCCAGGAGTGGCTGGAATGTATTCCTTGGCGAACTCCTTGGGCAATAGGGTTGCTATTGTTGAGGCTATCGGGTCGATGACTTCGTATTTAAAAATACGGCTCTTGCCCTTTTTGGGAGAGTTATACACTGGTCTTGCCAAACAGATGTTTCCCCTGTAGTGTGACATGAGACCAGAGAAATAATAAGGTTTCCAAATCCGATTATCTCTGAATGCACAGCAGATGCCTGTAGGCGAATCTCCATTATACGTAACACTATCTGACTTCCAGCAATGGTTGTAGCCGAGGGCGCTGATGTGGCTATGTACACAGAACTTGCACATTCTCATTTTCTCCTGATTAGCAACTGATGGTGTTGGCTGCATCAGGCTTTGTTTGATGTAATTGCCCATAGATGCATGATTTTAAAGTTCATCCTCTTGGTTGGTTGCTTTACGTTTCCATTCTCCACAGCACTCCCAGTGGAAGCGATGATGACCGAAGCCGTTGCATGTTCCGCTATACTTACTGTTTTCCGTAGGACGGAAGAACTTGCAGTTCTTGCATGAGCGATGGCCATGGTGGTAAACTAGATAGATGAATGTGCCGGCCATAACAACCAGGCACAGCATGATGATGATGAATCCGATTTCCATATTACTTCTTGTTTTTAATGATTTTGTTTAATACTTGCTTGTTGTGCTCAGTATCATCATTGATGAGGTGATAGGAGCGAACTTTCTCGAAGGCGTTGACTTCGGCTGCTTGCATGTAAGCCTTGACCACTTCGATGAAGTCTTCGAGGGAACGACAGAGGGCGTACTTGTAGCCAGCGCACTGCCAATAGCCCTGGAAGCGTTTCTGATTGGCAGACTGATTGTTGGTCTTGCCATACTTCAATTCGATGCCCAAGCCGAAGTAAACTTCTGGGTTCTCGTAGATGATGCCTGTCTTGCCATCCTTCATGGAAGGGAGAGCAAGGATAAGGTCGGGAACGCCTGGGACCACGCCCGATGCTGCATTGATGGCTATCTTCTTGCCACTGGTAGCACCGTCTGCCTCGTTCTTGGGATGGAAGAGGAGTGTGGAGAAAGCTGGGTACTGTAGTCGAAACCATCGTACACAGGCTATCTGCAACTGACCTTCACGCTGCACCTTCTTGTGCTGAGGCTTTTGCGTGTACTCGGGATAATTGCCGTTGAGACGGTCTATTAATTCTTGTTTGTCCATAACTCTTAGAATTTTTGAATTGTCACTTTATGTTTGCACTTAGTCGCTGAGGAGGGACTGGAGATAGTTTTGTGTCTTATCGTCCAAGTCGAGGAGGTTTTTCGTTTCCTCTTCTACAGGTGGGGTCCAGTCGATGCCCAGACGCTGAATAGTTCCGTCCCGATAGAATCTTTCGAGCGACTGCAAGGCTTGTTTGTCTTGCGGATGCTTTTTGAGGTTGTCGATATGCCCCAAGATGATGGAACGATTAACCTTGTCTCTGTAGGCTTCCGCTGACTGCTGTGACTGTTGGGCTAGTTTCCAGCGTTCGCCTATTGACAGACTGTCATCAGATGATGGTGGGCTAGGTGTCTTCTTCTGCTGAGGCTTGGAAGGCTTCTTTTCAGCTGAGGCTGCAATCGTAGGGTTGTCGAACGTTCCTTCCATCAGAGGCTCGTAGTTCTTTGGATTGAAGAGCCAGTTGAAGGAGATATAGCATCCACCATCCTTGCGCCCAGATAGAAGGTCGGAATCGAGTGCCTTGCGAAGCATCGGCTCAATGTCCTCGAAGGAGTAATCAGAGATAAACTTGGCGACTAGCTTCTTGCGGTCGGGAGTCATCTTTGAGATTGGCTTTACCTGCGTGCCCAGGAAGAGGCGATTGAAGAGCCTTAAGACTTCCGAGAATTGAGTTTCAGCATCCCCCGACTTTTTTTCTTTTTCTTTTTTTTGTGTTTGGGGGTGGGCTTTCTCTTTTCTTTGTTTGTTTTCTTTTATAGGGGTTTCAGGGGAAAGATTTTCTTTTATTTGTTTCTTTTCTCTTACTTCTGTGCCCTTTGCTATGCCCTTATCTGTGCCCTTGACTATCTCTAAATCTTCGGAATCACCTTTATTTAAAGGGGTTTCGGAGTGTGAAATCTGTGCCATAGATTGTGCCCTTGGCTGTGCCCCTTGTTTTGTCTGTGCCCTAGATTGTGCCCTATTCGTGCCCTTAATTGTGCCCTTATCTGTGCCCTTGCTAGTTTCTGAATCTTCGGAATCGCCTTTATTTAAAGGAACTTCGGAAGATTGAATCTGTGCCCTAGATTGTGCCCCAATCTGTGCCCCGAAGTGTGCCGTAACCTGTGCCCCTTGGTCTCTTTGCCACGGTATGATGCAGTGGGATAGGGGGTGAGAACTGTTAACGTAGAGTTTAGTTGAGGCTCTTGGAGCAGAGCACTTGGTGATGATTTTCTCGGCTATGAGCACATCAATGGCGACACGGATGGTCTTGACCGTGGTATGGAGCTGTAGAGCCAAATCACGATAGGAGAGGGTGGCAGCGGAAGCCTCGTTGTGAGCGGAGGAGAGGAGCACATGGATGAGCACCTGAACGACCACAGGACGATGGAAGTAACGCCACTGCAACAGCTCTGGAGTAAATATGTAGCCATCTGTTTTCATTTATTCTTCTTTTATTTAGAATGTAGAATTTACGATTTCTATCATTTGTTGTTTTCTTCTGCCTCGATGGCACGGAATATCTCGTAAGCCACTTGTGGGACCCAGGCATTGCCGTAAGCCTTTATGGATTCTTGTCGCCACTTGGGGAAAGAAATGGTAAGGCTGTCCACATCAAAGGGAATCCCATCATTTCCTCTACAAACAGGGGATTGAGTTGGGAAGTTCCGCCACCTACCTGATTGTTGAAGTCGAGAAAGTCTGTCAGTCCATTCGGGCGAAGTGCTCCGTTCTTTCGGCTGTACATCCCTTTTACACCCTGTTCTTTCAGACCCTTCACCCGGTTGGAGTGTTTTACTTCCATTGCCGTAGGAGTGGGAAGAAGACCGTTTACCGCCAAGGCTGTTAGTCCTTGCCCCATCTGGGAATTGGGATTGATGGTCTTGGTGAACTTGGTGGCTTCTATGCTGCAAGGTGTGGGAAGCAAGCCTTTTCGAGCGGCGAGTGCCAAGGTTGGACGCTCTGCTGCATTCGGTGAAAGGCTCTTGTTTATTCTTCCTCCTCCTTTGTCGAGTGCCGTGGGCGTAGGAAGGAGTTGTGCCACTGCCATGTCTTCTAGACCTAGGCTGTGGTCTGTCTTGCCCTTCTTGTTGCACTGTTTCAGCCCTTGGGTCTGAACGGTGGGCAATAATCCAGACTCGGTCTCTTCTGTGCGGTGCTCCGATGGCACAAGCTGGAATAACAATCGGTTGGACGGAATATCCTTCGGCTTCGAGGTCTGCACAGATTTTGTCGAGGGTGAATCGGCTTTCCTCTCGATATAGGTGATTCTCTTCGAAAAGATAGTCTGTGCGTCCCATCTGAGTGACTTGGCAGGACTCCACCATCGTCTTGATTCCATTAACGTTTTCACCAACGACCCAAGTGGGGTGTATCTGCCGTATCGCTCGAAGCATCTGTGGCCAGAGGTAGCGGTTATCGTCCGCTCCCTTTCTTCTGCCAGCGAGGGAGAAAGGTTGGCAGGGGAATCCTCCTGTGAGAACATCGACTTTGCCGTGCCACTTTGTGAAGTCTGTTTTGGTAATGTCTTCATAACTTTCTGAATTAGGAAACCAGTAGTCGAGCACCTTGCGAGGAAACTCCTGTATCTCGCAATGGAAGAGGTTCTGCCATCCCATCATGGATGCCGCGACCTCTGCGCCACCGATTCCGCTGAATAAACTAGCGTGATTCATATTGATTGAATTTGTTTCTGTTGTGCTCCAGAATCCACTGTAGGTGAGCTGCCTTGGTTGGGTCACGGAAGAGGGACTTTGCCTTATCTATATCTGGATTCAGCATTATCTTCTTCTCTTTCTTCTCTGCTGCTCTTTTCTTCTGGTAGTATCTGCGCTGGTATTCCTTTACCTTTTCGGGGTGATTCTGTAGCCATCGCTTGGAACTTTCCAGCAATTTCTCTTTGTTGAGCAGATAGTATCTCGGATAATATCCTTTGCCGTTGGCTCGTTTCTTGGCTGCATTTTCCCGATATAGCTTCTGCTTTTCGGGATGCTCCTTGATGTATTTGCGAGAATAGGCGAGCAACTTTTCACGATGCTTAAGATAGTATTCTCGCTGGCGAGCTTGCCTTCTGAGCGTTGCTTCTTCTGACTCCATGATGATTGATATTATTTGAAAACCACATTTCTGTTTACCTAAAATGGGGCTGTGGTGAATGCCATATTCTCATTTCCTTTGTATGGGATGCATTGGATAAAGTCACCTACGTGCCCGGTGCATAATAGCAAAGCGTTGTATTTGTATGGGGATTCACCTATACGTGTTTGTGCGAAGATTGCTGGTCTCCATTTATGTTCATCGCTGTTACGCACAAGAACCTTATCGAAGGTTCTGAATGATGGCTGATTCTTGCTCTTCTTCCAGAGAGTGAAAGCATTTTGAAACAAGATGGCTTCATCCTCTGTCGCTTCTCGCAGTTCCTTGTTTGTACTTATGCGAAGGTCAAATGCCTGGTCTGTAACGAAGTTCTCTGTCTCAATCTCATACTGATTGCCAAATGTCAATGTGTCTTGGCTCTCGTTCTTGGCGATGAGTTTGCCTATAATGGTCAACTCTCCATCCTCGTCTTCTTCTTTGAAGACGTAAAGGTTGCCAAGTTCGAAACATGGCATCGTCTGTTTGTTATTCTGTTCCATATTATTTAGTTTAAAAAGTTATTCACATAGAAGTTTCTCCTGATGCTGCACGTACATCTTGTATTTAAGACAATACTTGCCATTGATGCAGTTACGCCCATTTGGGCAGAGGAGGCACTTGCGAGCTGCATAGGTGCTCTTACTTCTTGAATCGCTCATAATAGTAGATTACTATCTGATGCTCTGTAGGCTGGAAGCCATTACGAGAGGTGAGCGTATCGACTATCTCATCGTATGTACACTGTGGCATCTGAGAAATCAGATTCTCATCGTGGATGCCCTGTGAGAGTTTACTGAGGCAGAGCCATCCAAGGACTAGCCAGATGGCAATGCAGAAGATAATCTTAATTGTTTTCATAACTTTATCGTTTTATATTGTTTGTAATGGTGGTCGGTTAGGGAGTCGAACCCTTGTGCCTATCTGCTTAGTTCTTTTTCGCAGAAATCATGGTGAACCTAGTAAAAAAGCATTTAAACAATCAATCGTTTGTTATGAACATCGCCCCCGATGGGCTAGGCTACATGCAAGATTGCAATGCCGACCGTGTAAAGAAAGGTGCCTGAGTGGATTTGTACTTATCATATTTTTAATGATGAACAGCTGTTTTCGCAGGGATATTTGCCCAGGCACCTTTTATGAATGTTTCAACGATAAGTTTCGCTTCACAGCGAGCTTTTCTTGTTTGCAATGTTAGCTTATGTCTATTCTCTAAAAGTAAAATTACCTATGTGGGATGTAGATAGTCTTGAACTTTACAGGCACAGGCTTCCAGCTCGGACAGTCGGTATTCGTAGCGAGTAATCTTGCCGTTCTTGCCACGCCCGAAGACCTTGACCTTGCCTTCCTTCACCCATCGCTCTACATTGCGTCTGCCGAAGGTATCGAATGCCTTGGCTTGGGTGATGAATGGTCGCTTGCCTACAGCCTTGGATATTTCTTCCTGGACTACATTGCGTATGGCTGATAGGAATGTGTCGAACGAGACCATCTTGTCAGCGAACTGGATTTGTACTGTTTGGTTCATGACTATTTTGTTTTATTTGATACGTGTTACTGTGATAACTCCTTGCTCACGGTTGAGCTTGGTCTTGAACTTTCGGCTGTAGATGGCACCGAGGTCAGTGCAACTACTCTTGACCGATAGCATTCTCTTGATAGGGAAGTCGATGGCTTGGCCTAGAGTCAATTCCCTAATCTGAGGTCTGAGAGGTAATGTTTCTTCTTTCATATTGTTTGAATTGAATTATTATTTAACTAGTTCGAAATCGTAAACGAAGACGAGAGGATTGCTGCCCCAATGGAGGTGGAGCTTACAGCTGAGCATCTTGTATGCTTCGATAGGAGTTCTGTACCACCATTTCTTCTCAAAACTATCATTTGTGGCATCGTATGAATAAGCATCGTCAATGCCTTCGATGTGGCTACAGAAGATTCCTTCCTTCATGCAGTCTTCGGTGCTGATGTCCTGCAATCGTTCTACTCGAATGTTCGTGATGCGGATGCGGTGCGGCATGAGGTCTGCCTTAACGAACATTTTGTTGTAGCAACCTTTCTCGTATTTAATACACTCTAATGGCATCCCATGAATGCCACAAAGTCGGTAGAACTCTTCGTTCAGAGCCAGGTGTATGTATCTCTGGGCAATTGCTACGACTTCACCTATTTTATAAGTGGACTTTGCTACAATCTCATTTCCATCATTGATGGCGAGCTTGCCTTTATCTTTACCTTCCGTGTAGAAACCGCAGTTGCAGTAATACTTGAAAGGCTCTTGATAGGCGATTCTTCTGGTTTGAGTCTTGCGACCTTCCAGAACTGCTTGGGTGAGACCGTACTGGTCATTGAACATTATCTTTTTCATTTTGTGCCTCCTTCCTCTATGGTAGGAACTAAGTCCTTGATGTAAGCCCAATAAGCGAAGGGGAAATCTTTGCGGATGATTCCGTTCCACTTCCTCTTATCGCTTATGTTGTGAGCATCATAAAAGGTATGTATGCATGATTTTTCCAAGTTGATGAGTACTGGATGAGTGAAGTTTTTGGAAACACCTATAATAAAGGTGTGCAAATCTTCAGGAACTTCCTTTGCTTCGTGCCAAGATTGGCAGAGGCTGATGTATTCCTCCTCTTCCTCATAACTCCAAGGTCTTACATCCTTTGGAACCTTATTTTTGTGTCCAATCCAATATTCTTTATATGAAACATTTCCTACGGACATTAAGCCTGAGTCGTGCATCAAAGAATTTGTTCGAACAAATAACCTTTTAGGCGCATCTGGAACTTTTTTATCTTCTTTCTTCATTTTTCTTCAAATTTATTTGGTACTTATTTATTTATTTACTAACTTTACGGTGCAAAAGTACAATAAACTTTTTAAATATGTATCGTTTGGTGGGCGTATTTAATATATATTAACCCACTTTGTTGAACATTTAAAGGATTTTAATATGAATGTGCAAAGAATAGTGGACATTATAACGTCCAACAAACTGAGCAAAATTGATATTGCTTCTAAGATGAAGGTTAGTCGAACTACGTTGGATAACCTCCTGAATGGTGCTGATGTGAAAGTTAGTACAGTTGAAAACCTTGCTGAAGTCCTAGGTGTAGAAGTTGCTGAGTTTTTTAGTTCAGATAAGAAAACGCCTTCTTTAGCTAACAATAGCAATGTGGCTGATATGAACGAGCTGGAGAGGGAAGTGATAGCTCTCCGTGCAGAAAATAAGGTGCTGAGGGAGATCCAGGGTCTTTCTGCAAGAAGTCAGGTACATGTAGGATAATTAAAATGTGAGATATATGAGTTTTTCTTATAATTATAGTGGTTGTTTCTCTATCTTGGATTTTTATCCAGGAATGGATGTTTATGCTTTCTTGGAAGCATTAAGAAAGGTAACTGAGCAAAATATTATTTTGCAAAAACAAGACTACTATGATTTAAGGAAAATATATCTATCCTTAAGTAAAGTTGGATTTGATTGTTCTGTGGAGGATGGTTTGCTTGTAGTAAAAATGCCTACTTGTTTCAAGTATTTCCATCAAGTAAAAATGGATGTGTATATTTATTATGATGTACGTAAGGGTTATCTTTCATATATTAAGTTGTGCCAAAAGACATATAGCCAAAAATCAAGTATATCTTTATATAATACAATCCTTTTTATATTTGAACACCGTATAAAGACATTTGATAGTCTATTCAAGTGGGATGAAGTGAAAGAAGAGTTGTCCTATTTTGCTTCAAACGACTATTATAATCTGCTTATCGACTTTGATACGAATAAGGAACCTTTAGAGATATTTGTTCTCTTAGGAATCAACGATGTAAGTGAAATTTCTAATAAGAAATATTTTGCTCTGATAGAAAAGGTCGAATCCGTTCAAAGGAAAAGGCGTCTGTTGGAACTAAAGTTAATGAAATATGATAAAGCTTTTCTAACTTGTGGACTGCAAAAGCGTTCTTTGCAAAAAGTTTGTAGAAAATTGAAATGCTTTCTGTTTATAAGTATAGTAACCTTTTGCATAGGTTTCTTGATGATTGGCTTTGCAATAGGTAAGTTGTCTTCCTTTTCTAGTAATGCTGAGGCTGATGGATTCCAAACTGAGGTAACAGCAGGAGGCAACGTATATGTATCAGACAGCCCTGGCTCTAAGCGATACCATAAGGACAGAAATTGCCCAGCTCTTAAGAGAACTACAGGCAGGATAACAAGGACAGATGAAACAAATGCCATCGACCAAGGAAAAACTTTGTGTGGATGGTGTGGAAAATAGGAAATAATTAGTAATTTTGCAAAATAAAAGAATAGGAGATTAAAAAATGGAGAATTTAGGAATAATAATAAGTATTTTGGTAGGATTGGTAACTTTGTTATCAATGCTTGTATGGTTTGGACGTTTCATCCAGCGTGTGAATGTACATGACAAGAAACTAGATGATTTATCTGAAGATGTGGAGGACTTGAAGTTGGATATGAACTCAGTTAAGACTTTGCTTATGGCAAAGTTTAAGGACTTCGAGGTAGTCTTTTCTGGAAAGCATTCGCCTAGAGCCTTGAATGAAACCGGTCTGAAGATATTTGATGATATGCACGGAAAAGAGTTTTTGGAAAAGAACAAGGCTTTGTTGTTTGCTTACGTTGACAAGAACAAGCCAAAAACTGCCTACGATGTTGAAGGCTTGTGCTATTTGGCTTGTCTTATGAATGTGAACAATGATGCCTTTATAGAGATAAAGAGCTTCCTCTACAATTATCCTACCATAACTTTGCCTGATGGCAAAGAACATGAGGTAACAATGGATGAGGCTTGTTCTGTACTTAGCCTTCCTTTGCGTGATATGTACTTAGAAGAGCATCCTGAGATTGTGAGATAATAAAGAGCATAAAGTTTGTTCGTAAATTTAAATTCCAAAATAAGTTTATAGATTGTTTTGAGAGAAACGTTAAAACGCTAGTAAATACAGTATATTATGAATCTGGTTTGGAAATTAGAAATCATATTTTCGTAATTATCTGATATTTGAGGAGTTAGCGTAAATGGTTGATTTCTAGATAGTCAGAAGTATAGTGTTTTAGAAACGTTTGCCACGTTAAACGTGACAAATGAGAGCGTTTGTTTTGAAATAGCTTTGAAAATAAAATAACTATGGCTACATTTAAAATTGTTGTTCAACATCAGAGGTCAGATGGTTTTTACCAAGTGTATATTCGAATGACTCATAATCGTAGGTCGCTTTATATTAAGACGAACAAGATGGTGGGACAGAAAGGCATCGTGAAGGGTTCTCATGATGTGAAGGATTCTTTTGTGCTAAATCCACTGAACCAAATTATTGAAGAATGGATGTTCAAGCTTAATAAGCTAGACATCCGTTCTTGGAGTGCTGAACAGGTTAGGGACTATCTAGAACAGAACGATGCAGATGTGTGTTTCTCAGACTTTGCAAGAGAATATATTGATGAATTGTCAGAAACATTGAAACCTCAATCTCTTGTAAATTATCGCAATACCCTGAATAGTATAGAAAGATATTGTGGTTCTGAGAAGGTAATGTTTAGTGAATTGAACACCAAACTAGTGCAAGGATGGATAGATAGTATGAAGGATTCCAAGGCAAAGAAATCTTACTATCCTCAGTTCCTAAAAAAGATGTTCAAGGCAGGTGTGGCTAAATATAATGATTATGATAACGACATCGTAAGGATAAAAGTGAATCCTTGGACTAAAGTAGAGTATCATAAGCATGCTATTCCTAAAAAGCGTGCTATCTTGATGGAGGATTGCAGAAGGATTTTTTCTGTGATTCCTTCTTCTAAGACGGAATGCTTGGCTGTGGATGTGTGCAAGATGGTATTGTGTCTTGCAGGAATCAATGTGGCTGACCTGTATGAAATGAAGAAGGTTGACTATTACGATGGTATTTTGCATTACAAGCGACAGAAGACACGAACGGTTAGAGCTGATGAAGCTTATATAGAAATGAAAGTACCAGATATGCTCATACCTACCATGATGAAGTATTTCTCAGATAAAGAAGACCCTTATCTGTTTAATTTTCACAAAAGCTATGGGTGTAGCAGGTCGATGGATGGTAATTTGTGCATATTCCTAAAGAAATTCTGTGTGAATACATTGAAGGATAGTGAATTGAAGATAACACCTTATACTTTTCGCCATACTTGGGCTACCATAGCTCAAAATGATATTGGTGCCAATTATGAAGAGATAGGTTTTGCGATGAATCACATCAGTACTCATAAGATTACCATGGGATATGTGAAGCCAGATTTCTCTAGAGCCTGGGAACTGAATGAGAAGGTGGTGGAGAAGATTTTTTTTACCAATGACCCAAGCAGACGAATACAGGAGTATCATGCGCCTGTTTTTGAAAAGGTGGAGGAAACATTTGAACTCAGTGCTGATGCCTACTTCATGGGTGAGGTGGTTGGCCATGTGGAAGGCATGGGCTACCTGAACACGGATGATATTATCCAGCAACTGATGGATAATATCAATGATACAGTGCCTAAGAACTGCACCATACAGATAAAGGTGAAGAACATCACCAAAGACCAGACGAAGTATTTTGAGCGCATGAGGGATAAAAAGTAGCCAATATATCTTAAAATTGTGCCAATAAAACTTAATATTTGACGGATTCAGTCAATTTCATACCCTAGGGTAGTCTTCTCTAAAGTAGCAGAAATTTTAGAGAAGGCTACCCATTTTTTGTATTTAGCCATTATTAACAATCTTAAGATTCTTGATGTTGATGGTGGTCTCTTGTTTCTCAAATTTCTTCTCCAACTCCATGAAGGACTCCTCCACAGACAGGCTTCTACGCTCATCATTGTTGAATGATATGGATTGAAGCTTTGGAGCAACGTATGGGAGGAACTTGGCTACTATTGCCAAACGTCCGGCAGGTTCTTCTATCTGCATGAGGTCACTGGCGAGAGAGTAGCCTTTTTCATTGATGCCGTTAAAATAGCCAGTGATGGCATCGCTAAGGCTTTCACGTACCGTTTTCGTTATCTTGTTTGCCGTGCCAGCCTTGCGTCCACCTGTCTTCTTTCGCTTTGGTTTCGGCTCATTGTTATTGTCTTTTTTTGTTGCCATATTCTAAGAATTTAAATGATTACTGATAGTTTTCGGGTGCAAATATAGTGAAAAATAACGAAACTTGTTGTTCAAGTTGCGCAACTTATCACAGATAGGCGAGAAAAACGCATTACTTTAGCACTGTTTAAACATTAAATTCGAATTTTATGGGACTTATAGGAAGTATTGCTGGTGGCGTTACCTCAGCTGTAGGTGGTGCTCTAGCAGCCAAAAAACAAAATGCTGCATACAACGAATACATCAAGACCTTTGAGAATCGTATGCAGCAGGTGAAGGACCACCGTGATAATCTTTATTATCAGGACCCGACACAGACAGCCGAGAACCAGGTGGCAGTGACCAACGCCCAGAAGGTGCTGGATAATGCCACGCAGAAAGCCAAGAATACCAACATCGTGAGTGGTGGTAGTGATGAATCTGTGGCACTGAGCAAACAAGCAGCCAATGAGCAAGTGGGCAACATGATGCAACAAGCTGCTGTGCAAGGTGCCCAACAGAAAGAGAATGTATGGAACACCGCAGATTCTCAGATAGACCAAATGACCAACTACATTGCTACCGCCAAGAAGGAAAAGGGTTTGGCTCAGGCGCAAGCCATTCAAGGTGCAGCTAGTGGTTTGGCTAGTGCTGCAAGTAGTTTGCCGTGGTAAGGAAAGGAGGTAGATATGGGATTTATGAGTGACGATTTAACTCCAAAGCGTCCAGCTACGGCTGTGACACCTATAACCGATTTTCCATCCAATGATGATGGGCAGTCAGCACCATCTGAGCCAGCAACTTCTTCTTCTGTGCAGACACCGACACAGCCAAGTGGGGATAGTGCAGCAGCACAAGCAACTTCTACAACTGCAACAGCTCCAATAGATACAAATGGATTGGTGGTTGGTAATCAGCCATCCTTCACTCAGCAACCAACCGAAGAAGTAACCGAGGTAACTCCAAACCAAGGTATTTCGATTGATTGGAGCAAACCTTATGCCGATATAGAGCAGAATCCTCTCTTGCAGCAGATGAAGCCTTATGACATCATGAGGGACTTCGAGAAGAATGGCAATGGCGATTGGGCAACCTTCATGCCTTGGCTCAGTAACCTGGGTGATGCAGACAAGACGGTGGCAGCTAATGCTGCTTTGCAGAAGAAAGCCGAGAGACAAGCAAAGTGGGAACAGTTGGGCAATCTCTTCCAGCATGTAGGCAACTTCTTCGGCACAGCCATCGGTGCACCTGAGCAGAAGGTGGAATCTGCCCAAGCATTGACCGAACGACAACGCAAGCTGAGGGAAGGCACTGATGCCCTTCGTCAGAAAGGCTATGACCAGATGATGGTGAATATCTGGAAGGACAGACAGAACAAGCAAGCACAGATACAAGCAGAGGCTGCTGCCAAGGCTAACGAGGCGCTGGCTGCATATCGCGCATCACAGAAGAATCAGCAGGATGCTTTGACACCCGTAAAGGTCGAAGAAGTGACTCAATCTGCAAGACAACATTCTACAGGTGCAGACTTGAATGTTTCAAAGAAGGAGACTGAGGATGCTTTGAGAGGCAAGAAGGGTAAGTTGCTTGATAATCAAGCTGATGCAGCAGCTGCAAAGGCAGCTGATAGCCGTTCTCATGTTGCCGTGAATAATTCTACGACAGCAAGGAACAATGCTGCAACTAATAAGACGATTAGAACAACGCCAAAATATTCTCAAGCAGAATATCGTAAAAGGTTCATCAAATACTTTAATCACATGAAAAAGAATGGAGGCAATAATCTTGCTTCTATTTATGAACAAAAGTATGGCATTGGTACAAATGGCAAGCAGTGGGATGCAGGTCTTCAAAGAATGTTTGTTGATGATGTTGAAGAACAAGGTCTTGAACCTAAGAGCCTCGGTATTGGCATTGGTAGCAAATCAAATAATGGCAAAACAAATAAAGGTAAACATTTAAAATTATAATATGGACGATAATATAAAGAAATTACATCAAGCGTTAATTGATGATGGTTATGATGATGTTGGTACAGAGCAGGAGTTTAGAGACTATGTTTCTGACAGCAAAAATGTAGCTACACTTTATAATGCATTAAGTGAAGCAGGATATGATAATTTTAAAGACCAAAAATCTTTAGAAACATATCTTTCAGCTAAGGCACCTGTTGCTCAAAAGCCTTCAACTCCTCAGAGTAGTGGGCAGAGTGTTTCTTCTAAGGGGATAAAACAGACGCAATATCCTCAGGAGGTACTTGATGCTTTCAACTCTCCTGACAACAAGCTGGGCAACTTCAAGGACTTGGCACAGCTGAATGATGAGTATCAGCGAGGCGAGCTAAAGAAGCCTAGCTTGATTTCGCAAGCACTCGGCATGATGCCGAATGTGGATGCAGGTAATATCGGTAGGGAGCAGAAAATGGGTGGCATGATTACCAGTATGCTTCTTGGTGGTAATATGCAGCAGCCACAAGACAATAATCAGCAGGTACAGCATTCTAATCAAGAGAATGCACCAGCTACCGAGCAACCTAAGCCTACTGTGAAGGATGTTGATGCAATTACAGGTGCAGCTCCAGTCCAGCAGGTGGATGCTATCTATAATAAATATGTAGGCAAGGGCGATGCTTTGTCTGAAACTATGTATGACTTGATGGCTAGCGGACAAGCTCAGAATCAAGAGGAGGCACAAAGTATGGCTATGGGAGCCATGAATCGTGCAGCAAATCGCCTCGCTCAACGAACTACTGATGAGTTTGTATCAAAGTTGGGAGATACTGTAGAAGGTGTGGACGAAGCTGTAATGAATGGCTGGCATTCTCATGCTGTGCAGGACAACTTGAAGAAGATGGCTTCTCAGTATGGTATCATGAACAGTGTTGCCTTGGATGAGACTGGACAGTATATCACCCAGACGCATGGCTATGACCAGTTTATCAATGGTATGGTGAAGCCAGCTATGGTAGAAAGTCTTGTGAAGAAGTATGGAGAGAACTACCGCAAAACAGCGGAAGACCTCGCCACTCGTCTCTATTCAAATGATGAGGTTATTCAGAACCAGTTGATGAACCAGGATATTGATGAGGCTCTTTCTAGTGTTATCAGTAAGTATGTGAATCCATCTGTAGTGGAAGAGTATAACAAGGCTCAGGAAGAAGGTAGCAAGGCATTCAACGAAGGTATGGAAGGAAGTCAGAATATTCCAGCCAGTCTTCGCCTTGGTACTGCCATCGCTTCTCAGTATGAGGCTAATCAAGCCAAAGACCCTCAGAAAACTCTCAGTGCATTGCAGAAGAAGTTTAATGGTCTTTACAAGAATCCTCAGTTTCTGAACGATATGAGCAATGCAGCCTTCAAGGTGTTGCAGCGATATGGCATGAATGGAACTCTGAGCGGAAACCCTAAGCAGTTTAAGCCGATGATTGATGAAGTGTTGAAGGCTCAGCTCAATCAGTTGGAGGTGAAGAATATGATACCAAAGGGTAGTTCAGAGTATATAATGAATACAGGCTTGGGTAATACCATAGTGGGCAAGATAACACGAAAGTTGGTACAGACCGACTATCAGAACTGGTTGGAGGATATTGCCAATCAGCAGTATCAGCCTGGCTTCTGGGAGCGAGTAGGCAGTGGGGCGTTGACCTTTGCAGGGGATGCTTGGAGCTATTGGCTTCCTGGTGCCGCAGGTGGCAAGGTAACAAAGAGTATGCTTGCCAAGGCAGAAGGGAGACTGGCTAGCGACTTGATGGCTAAGGGCATGGAAGCCAAGATGGCAGAGCGTGCAGCCAAGGTTCTCATTGGTAAGAGTAAGGGAATGGCGTTGAAGACAGGTGCTGCTCATGGTGCAGTAACCTTCGGTGGACAGTCGGCTATCTCCAAGCCTATTGATGAAATTTATCGTACTGGCCAGTTAGATGAGAATGGCAAGGTTTACAATCCTTCAGTGGGCAAGATTCTTGCCAATACTTTGGGAGAGGTGGCTAAGCAGAGTGCCGTAGGTGCCATTATGCAAGGTGGTACAATCGCCAATATGGTAGGCAAGGGCAGAGGCTTGGCTACCAATGTTCTTGCAGATGTAGGTGGCAAGGTGGTGGACTCTAGCATTATGACAGGTCAGCAGATGTTGGAGCGTATGGCACACGACCCTAATTTCAAACCTACAGGTAAGGACTTTGCCGAGAGTGCTTTGGAGAGTATGGCTAATCTTGTTTCCATCGGGTTTCCTGGTATGGTGGGCAAGTATGCCCGATTCAAGGATGCTAAGGAGTTTAACAGAAAGTTTGACTTCAACGACCGAGATATTGCCGAGTTGAAGAGATTCGGCTATGATGATTTGCGTGATGCCTTCGAGAAGTTGGGCATCAATGGTTATCGTGCAGAGGGTGAAGGTGTGCAGATGATGGGGCAACTCACTGATAAGTACATGAACCTGATGAACGATAAGAGCGTGCCAGAGGTATTGAAGGCAAAGATGATGGCTGTGGTGGAAGGAAAACGCCCTTCTTCCTTCTCGCCAGTTATCGACTCTATCATCGTGCAGCCAATGGATAATGATGGCAAAGTATATCTCGAAACCTTGAATAAGGATGGTGGCATTATCGACCGCAAAGAGTATTCTTCGCTTGAAGAGGCTCAGAAGGCAGAGAAGAAGCTAGACTTCGAGAAGTCGCTGAATATCACTTCTGAGTATGAAAAGGCTTACCATACAGATGCCTTGCAGGATAGACTGAACACCATATATGAGCAAGCTAGGGATAAGTATGCCGCAGGTGAGCAACTGAATGACGAGGATAAGGCTGCAATCTATCTTCATCAGAATGCCAGTGCCATCGGTGACATCATGCAGAAACAGCAGAAAGGCATGGAACTGACCGAGCAGGAGCAGCAGATGGTGAACAGTTATCGCCACTTCTATGATAGTGCTTTCGAGAATAGCCCTATCATGAAGGAGTATGTGCGCACCTTCGAGGATTCGCAAGGTGTGGAGCATGGTACGCTTCGCAAGGCTCTAGAGGGTGATGGAAAGTCTCGCACAGCCGAACAACAGAAACTTGTGGAGGAATACCAGAAGCAGCTCTATAACGACATCGTGCTGAAACGAGAAATGAACGATGCAAAGGAGCAGATGAATCAAAACTTGATTGAGGGACAGCGTGAACTGCCTGGTGCCACACAAGAAGGTGGTGCTTCGGCTGAGAATGCTGAGGCTACGGCTGAAAAGCCTGTAGATGCTTCTGTTTCTTCTGATGTTCCACCAACAGAACCGCCAACGCCTACAAATGTGGAGGGTACACCTTCGGTGGAGAACGGTTCAAGTCCTTCTGATGCCACTACTGCATCCAATGAAAGCAAATCTGATGCCTATGTGATGGGACAGAATGCCTACCAGAATGGGGATGTTGAGGGTTTGAAAGCGATTGACCATAACGATGATGTGTCGAAGGCTAGATTGAAGCGTGCTTTTGCCGATAATGAGGCTATGATGGATGTGGTGGTGAAGGCATACGAGGAAAGAAAGGACATGGAGCAGTTTGTGGCTCAGCGTGCCAACTCAATGACTCCAGCACAACAGGATGCCGTGCGTAAGTATGTGGAGGCACAGGATGCCAAGAAAGGCGTTTATGATGCTCTGCAACATGCTGATGATGGCTATGGTGATGCCTTGAAGGAGCTTCTTTGGACTTATCAGACGGAAGACGGAAATATCGTTCCAGCTACCCTTACTACAGGTCAACAGGTATTCTTAAAGAAAGCCAATGAGTATGGTGGTGGCTTCGTGGTTGTGCCTGATGAGGATGGAAATCCTGCCATCAAGCAGGTTTCTAGTGCCGAAATCAAGGAAGTGGGTACGCCAGTTCCTATGGATGATTACATCAATCAGAAGGCATTAGAGCAGCAGGATGCTAGATATAAGCAGTTCCGTTCTCAGTTTGATGGCAGTGGGTTTAAACGAGGAGATATTGTGTCTGTTTCTATGGAAGCAGGTGATGAGCCTTCTGATGTTAAAATTGTGGGTTATACAGAAGATGGTCGTGTGATATTGACAGATACAGATGTTGATGTTAATTCGCAAATAGACCCCAATAAGTTGGAATTTGTAACCAAGGACGAGTTCAATGCTTGGCGACAGAATGCCATCGATACCTCTGTTGGTGCAGAACTGGATGCCGAGGACGCACAGCGTGCCGACGATGATGCAGCCAAGGCTGAGGCAGATAAGAAACAACGATATAATGAAGGTATCGTAGGCTTGGGCATGGGACAGCCTGATTATTCCTCTAAGGACACAGAGCCAAAGGTGGCAGCTGAGTATCTACAGGAGCAATTTGGCAATGACCATGGTAAACTGATGAACCTTATCAGTGGTAGCCGTTCTGACATCAAGGAACAGTTGGATAACAAGAGGAAGGCTGCATCTGAATATGAGGACTGGCTATCTCTCAATGCCGACTTGGACCCAGAGAAGGCTCAGAAGGTGGAGAACGACTTGGCACTTGTTAATGAGCAGATTGCCGACCTTGAAACTCGTTATAAGAACTGGAATGCTATCCGCAAGGAGGTTATGACTCCAGAGGAGGCTAGAACCTTGAAGAATGAGCGCAAGGCTGAAATCGAGAAGGCAGGTGTGGACGATAGTGTTGGCAGTCCTTCGGATGAGCGTGAGGTGGCTGTGCTAGACAATAAAGAATTGAAGAAGCAATATCCTACCATGGATGAGGCTAGCAACTATATTGCCTCTGAGCGCAAGCGCATCTATCATATTCAGAATGACGAGGTGCAGCCACAGATAGATGGTATCAATGAAGCCCTGGAGCAATATATGAATGATGACATTGATTATTCGGCTGACCAGTTGAAGGAATTGAACACTACCAAGGCACAGTTAGAGGCTAGACAGGCTAATCTATCTGCATCGGCAAAGGATTTGAAGGCACAGGATAAGTTGCTCAATACTCTATATCGTGCAGAGAATAAGGAGGAGAGAGCCAAGGCGATGGAAGAATTGACTCCTTCTGAGCAGCGCAAGGTTCTTGTGGCTGATGCCTTCAAGAAGAATGACCTTGGAGCAATCAAAGAGATATACAAGGATGCTTCTATTGATGTTATGGACTTAACGCCTCAGACATTGGAGGAGGCTGTGTCGGAGGCATTAAGCCCTCATAGCTTGAATGCCGAATCGCTTCAAGCGGAATTGGGCAAGGATAACTTCAAATATGGTATTGGTAAGGGATATGATTCTAATAAATTCAATTATCTCCTTGCCAAGAAAGGCACAGGTTTGTCGGTTAACGAGTTTGCCGTGAGAGTGTACAATGACCTTCCTGTAAACTTGCAGGATATGGGATATTCTGACCAAGATGTGAGAAACACCTTGCTCGATATGTTCAAGTCCTACGACAACGTGAAGGATATGCGTAACGTGGCACTTATGAACCGAATTGCTGCAGCAGAGGAGGAACTTTCAAGCGAGGAAGAGTATTATGAGGCACAGAAAGAGCGTGAAATTATCGAAAGACAGGCAGAAAATCCAGATTATTATGCTTATCTTGAAGATAATTCTGTACCTTTGCCGTCAGAAAACGAACTTAACCATATTGCTGGTATG